TCAGATCGGCGGACCTCAGATCGGCGGACCTCAGATCGGCGGACCTCAGATCGGCGGACCTCAGATCGGCGGACCTCAGATCGGCGGACCTCAGATCGGCGAAGAACGTCCGCCTGCCCACTGGCGAGACGCTGGAGGAGTACTTCGCGGTCACTGTCCCAGCGCTGCTGACGGCCGCCGGAAAGTCCCTGGAGAGTTTCGAGACGCACTGGGAATGTCACTCGTGGTCGAACTGCCCGATGGCGCATGCCTTCGATGCGCGGGATTTGGTGGACGTGCCGATGTTGCTCCGTCCTCGGGCGGAGCAGTTCATCGCCCTATTTGACGCGAAGCAAATCCCCTGGTCGGTGATCGAGGCTGCGATTGCGACGGCGGCGACGGCCTGATGGACGAGATCCTCGGTCGACTCATTCTCGCTGGCGCGCTGCTGCTCGCGTTGTGGGCGGAGCGCTCGAAGCCTCGACGGATCTGGTGGCGCTGAATGGCTGCGACACGGAAGGACGCTGAAGCGTTCGGGGCCTTCTGCTTGGGCATCTCGGTTGGCTTGGTCGTGGCGGCCGTCATGGGGTTGTGGTGATGGCGGGCGGAGTCACACACGCTGATGCATTTCGGACGGGCGTCGGCTTCGGCTTCGTGTGTGGCGTCACGGTCGCCTCGTTGGTCTTCTTGTTTTGGAACGCCTGATGCTGACACTGCTGACGAGATTTTTGAACTGGGTCGAAAGCGAGCAGCACCCGTTTCAGATCGCGAAGCGGAATCGCGAATACCGACGGCTGGAACGCGCCGAGCTCGGAGACATCTCCGCCAACGCGATCCGCTCGCGCCTCCGGGTGGTGCATCACCGATTCGAAAGAGAGCGGGTCGCGAATGTGTTGGCGTTCTCCGGGAAGGAAGAGAAGGACAAGGCTCGACACGGCGTGGCAGGGTGAGGTCAGGCGAGGTAAGGCGTGGCGCGGCAGGGCATGGTATGGCGAGGCGAGGCAAGGTATGGCTTATTCACATTCTGTGCATCACCGATTCGAGCAGGAGCAACGGGCGAGGATTCTGGCGTTCACCTGGAAGGACAAGTAAATGCGTTGGATGGAGTCGGAATTCACAGCAGCGTTCGACACGTGGGAGAAGGACTTCCGTGAGCATCCAGAGAACTACATGACGACCGAGGAAGTCGCGGCGATGGAGACGTTGCCGTTGGCGGAGGGACGGACGGCGTGTTTTATGGCGATCCTCGACAAGCTGTCGACTGGGACATCGGAGACGAAGTGAAGAAGCTCCGTCACCAGCGTCAGCCGTCACGGACCAGTTGCGGGCCGACCTGTGTCGCGATGCTGGCTGACGTGCCTGTCGCGCGCGTGCTGGCCCTGGTGCCGACCGTGAGGCTGACGCCGTCACGGCAACGCCGCAAAGACGATCGCACGAACGTCGGCGAGATGCGGAGGCTTCTCGCGGCGCACGGTCTCGAGATGGGAGGGCGCAATCCTGGGATCGCGCGCAGTCTTCGGCCGGCGCTCCTGAGGATTCCACATTGGCGCGGCGCGAATTGGCACTACGCGGTGTCGTGCACAGGCTGGCTCTTCGATCCTGCGAAGAAGAGAGTCGTTGAACTGAGGCCGTCTCTCCTTCCTGACGACGTGGCGCACTACGAGATCCGATCGGCGGCGGCGCAGTGACCTTCCGCGACGCCCTCCGCGCTCGCTTGATCAGCCACGCCTTGATGCCCGAAGAGGCCGATGCGATCTTGGCCGCCCTCGCGTCAGACGCGATACCCGAAGGCCATCTTGCCGCGCGGTTCCTCAAAAAGGACGCAGGGGGTTACGGAGACGCCGTGATGGTGGCGATGTGGGCAGCGACGTCCCGTCAGGCGCTGGCGTGGATCGACGCGCACCGTCCGGATCACGTGGCGCGGGCGCTGTTCGCTGCGGAGGCGACGACGTAGATGGCGACTCCAGGCTACGGGCGCAACAGCATCGCGATTCGGTTAGCGCGGTTGATTCGGCGGGTCGATGGGCACACGCGGCCGTTCAGCCAGGCGTACGTGCGCGAGTTGGCTGTGGGCCTCGGGGCCTGTCCGCGCACGGTGTATCGCGACCTCGACGCGCTCAGGGCGGCGGGGTTCAAGGTGCGCAAGGCGGCGCAGGTTGGACGGGCTGGCGCACGACACGCGTTCATTGCTGCGCGTCCACTGATCGCCAAAGCCGAATGTCAGGAGCCGGCCCCTCTCCAGGAGACGCAGGCGTGAGCACGCACGTGACCGCCGTGGCCTCATGGAACGAGGACTTGAAGCGTCTCGTGTTCGTGGACCAGATGGCCTTCAATGCCCATCTCCGTCGTCTGCGTTTGGAGGACGGAGAGCAAGTGGAGATTGACGTCCAGCGGTTGATCGCGTGCCGGTCCTCGAAAGCCAACCGTGAATATTGGGGGTACGTCGTGCGTCCGGTCGCGCTCTACAGCCAGCAGACGTTGAACGAGATACACCGGTTGTTCAAGGCTGAATTCTTGCCGAGTGAGCGGCTTGTGATCGCGGACCACGAAACAGGCGAAGTGAAGTTCGAGCGCGAGGTCGAGCAGGCATCAACGGCCAAGCTCCCGGATCCTGACTTCGAGCACTACAAGACGGTGTGTCGTGAGTTCGGGATGACGCGCTGCGGGATCGACTTCTCACCGCAAGGGCTCTGGGAGCAGTTCGGAATCGGGCAGGGCTGAAAGACGAAGAGCCCGGTTGCACCCGGGCTCCAGATGAAAGGACCGATTAGGTAATGGACATCGTAGCAAACGGGCAGAGTGAAGGCAACCGCGCAGGTCCGCGTCTCGTGCTCAATGGCGTGGCGCTGTCAGTAGCCGATGTGAGTCGGTTTCTGGGTAAGTTCGCGCAGAGGCCGTATCAATGTTGGCCCTGGAACGGCACAAAGGATCCGCACGGCTACGGTCTGTTTAAGGCTGCTGGGAAGATGCACAGAGCGCATCGCGTGGCGTGGGCGCTCTTCAGGCGTCGGTTCATTCCAGACGGGCTGCTGGTCTGCCATCGCTGCGATAACCCGATCTGTGTCAGTCCGTTCCACTTATTCCTCGGAACGTCCGCTGACAACACCGCCGACATGATCCAAAAGGGGCGTCGGAAACGGACGTTCTGCGATCCTCTGAAGTTCAATATTGGTGCGTGGCGAGCCGCCAACCTGAAGATGGTTGGTTCCCTGCATCCTCTGGCGAAGCTCACCGAAGCCGTAGTTTCTCAGATCAAGTCTGCTCTTCAGTCCGGTGAATCTGGCGTCACTGTGGCTCGAAGATTCGGATGCTCCGTCCACACCGTCTCCAACATCAAGCGCGGCATTCAGTGGAGGCATGTGGCATGAGCGTCAATGAAGTCGTTCTAGTGGACCTAAGCAGCCTGGCGTACCCCATCTGGCACGTCTCGCAGTCGGACCCAGATCCCAACAAGCCGAGCCAGGCGATCGTCGCGCGGGTGCGGTCGCTGGCCAATGGGCATCCCTCAGTGGCGATCTGTTGCGATGCCGGACGCTCGTTCCGCAAGGACATCGCGGCCACGTACAAAGGGAACCGTCCGCCCTCTGAAGCGGCGCTGCACCACCAGATTGATCTGGCGAAGGAGCAGCTTCGAGCCGACGGGTTCCCGGTGTGGTCGGCGCCGACGTTCGAGGCGGACGACCTGATCGCCTCGGCGGTGGCGCACATCACCGGACCGGACTCACCAAAGGAACTCACGGTTCTGATCGTCTCTGCGGACAAAGACCTCCTGCAGTTGGTTGGGCCACGGGTGCGGATGCAGCGCGCTGCGGACGGGTTGATTCTGGACGCGGAGGGTGTCGGCGCCAAGTTCGGTGTGAGGCCGGATCAGATGCGCGACTTCCTAAGTTTGGTCGGGGACACGTCGGACAACATCGCCGGCGCCAAAGGCATCGGGCCGAAGAACGCCGCGGAGCTGCTCGCCAAGTTCCAGACGCTCGACAACCTCTACCAAGAACTGGGCGACGTTGGTGGCGCGGCGCTGGGCGTGAAGCCGGCGATCTCCGCCTCGCTGCGCGTCTTCAAGCCGGAACTCGAGACGACCCGATCGCTGATCACGCTCCGCACGGATGTGCCGCTGCCGCTCGACGAATTGGCCGGGACGCGCGTGGCGAAGGAAGCCGAGTTCGTGGTCGAGGATCGCGACGAACCCCAGCCTGAAGCCTCAGCCGCCCCTGTGGTCACTGCAGCACAGGCATCACCAGCCGGGGAACCCGCAACGGCAATCGCCGTGCGTGAGTCGGACGCCATCGCGCCAGCGCCGGTTGAGTGGGAGATGCAGCTTGAGCCTCGGAGCATGCGCGACGCCAGGGCGCTTGCGACGGACATGTTTTCGAGCCGCCTGTTCTCGGCGTACGGGACGGCTGCTGCGATCCTCTCGACGTTGATGGCTGGACGCGAAGTCGGAATGCAGGCGATGGCGTCGCTTCGCGCCTTTCACATCATCGAAGGCCGGCCAACCCTTGCGGCTGATGTAATTCGCGCTCTGGTGATTCAAAGCGGGAAAGCTAAGTACTTTCGCTGCACTGAGCGGATGGCCACGAAGGCTACATTTGAAACACAGCGCGGCGACGATCCACCGATGACGCTCACCTACACCATAGATGAGGGCAAAGCCGCTTTCCCGGGCGACGACAAAGCATGGGCAAAGAGCGGATGGGGGCGTAACCCAGCCGATCTCTGTGTGGCTAGGGCTGGATCGAAGCTCGCGCGGCTCGTCTACCCGGACGTAATCCACGGCTTGTACGCGAGGGAGGAAATCGAGTAATGCCGGCATTGATCTGTTCGGCTGGCACACGATTCGGACGCTGGTCGGTCGTCCGCTCTTTTTCTCCAACCGATGGCGGGCCAACTCGCGCAGACGTTGTCTGCGAGTGCGGGCAGGCGCGCACGGTCTTGATGAACAGCATTCGAACGGGTCGGTCGAAGTCATGCGGGTGCTTCATGCGCGAGCAGTCGCGTGCACATCTACTGTGGCCTGACAACAACGGAAACTACGAGCCCGGCAACGTCCGTTGGGCAACACAGAAGCAACAAGCTAACAACCGGCGTCGGCGTCGGTACCCAAAGAAGGTGGCGGCCTGATGCACATCCTCCAGCTCACCTGCGAAAACATCCAGAGGCTCAGCGCCGTATCGATTCGTCCGGACGGATCCTCGCTCGTCATCGTGGCCGGCCAGAACGAAGCAGGGAAGTCCTCCTGCTTCGACGCGATCGAGATGGCGCTCGGTGGAGAGAAGACGATCCCGCCGGCGCCCGTCCGTCGAGGGCAGCCGAAGGGCAAGGTCATCGTGGACCTGGGGGACATGATCGTCACCCGTACGTTCACGCAATCCGGTGGGAGTGCGTTGACCGTCACCAGCCGGGACGGGGCGGAGTATCCCTCCCCTCAGGCGCTGCTCAACGGTCTCTACAGCAAGCTCACGTTTGACCCGCTGGCGTTCAGCCTGGCAGATCCGCCGAAGCAGGCGGTGACGTTGAGGGCAATCGCCAAGATCAATACCAGCGACCTCGAAGAGAAGCGTAAAGAGGCGTTCGACGAGCGGACGATCGTCAACCGAGACGTCACGCGCCTGAAGGGTGCGATCGAGAAAGCGCCGAAGCATGCAGACGCGGGGGTTGAGGTTGAGACGTTCGATGCGCTCTCGACGTCGCTGGCTGATGCCGACTCACTCGCTGATGCCGCGGCCAAGGCGGACATGGCGCTCTCGTCTGCGCGGTCAGTCAGGACGGCCGCAGAGCGTCGCGTGGGGCTCGCAGCGAAGACCCTTCAGGAGGCGCAAGCCGCTCTCGAAGCCGCTGAGGCGGAGTCTGAAGAGGCGTCCATGGCGCTCGCGATGTCCGAGGACGAGGAGAAGGCCAAGGCGTCGGCCGTCATCGCAGCCAAGAAAGCCGTACCAGATCGCGCCGCGCTCCGTGCGCAGATCTCCACGATCGAGGCGCGCAATCAGAAGGTGTCTCAGAACAAGGCCAGGGCAGAACTCGAAACCTCGCGCGACGAGCAGCAGGCCAAGGCCGACGCGCTGACCGCGATGATCACGCGCTGCGACGCCGAGAAGGTGGAGCGCCTGACCTCCGCCACGTTCCCAGTGGAAGGTCTTGGCCTCGACGACAACGGCGTGACGTGGCAGGGCCTGCCGTTCGAGCAGGCGTCCACGGCCATCCGGACGCGCGTGTCCGTGGCGATCGGCGCCGCGCTCAATCCGAAGCTGAAAGTTTGCCTTGTCAGAGGGGGGAATGACCTTGACGAGACGAATCTCGCGCTTCTGGCGCAGTTTGCGGAAGAGGCAGGCATGCAGATTTGGCTGGAGCGGATCGTCGGCGCAAAAGGCGACGGACTCATGACGGTCCTGATCGTTGACGGCACTGTCGCCGAGGAGGGCGCCGCATGAGACCACGGGCGACGATTCCCATTGGGGAGCGTTTCGGTCGGCTTCTGGTTCTGTCCGGAGAATGGTACGCCGGAAGTCGATGGCTCGTCTGTAAGTGCGACTGTGGCACCACCAAACCCATTCGAGCGTTGTCAGTTCAGCGAGGCGAGACGGCGTCGTGTGGATGTCTTCGCGACGAGATGAAGGGAACAGCAAATTTCATTCACGGACAGGCGAAGAGTGGCGCGATCGCGCCTGAGTGGCGCGCATGGTCTCAGATGCGGACTCGCTGCACCAACCCCAACCAGCCAGGCTACAAGGACTATGGTGGTCGCGGAATTACGGTGTGCGCTCGCTGGGCATCGTTCGAGAACTTTCTGGCTGACATGGGGAGGCGCCCGTCGCCGAGACACTCCATAGATCGAATCAAAAACGACGGCAACTACGAGCCCGACAATTGCCGGTGGGCGACGAAGCGTGAACAGGCGTTGAATCGGCGCCGCCGCGTCGTCCCGGTATCCACGATGTGCCGCAAAAAGCTGCATCAGATGACGCCAGAAAACGTGTCGGTGTACTCCAGCGGACAGCGCGCATGTCGTGCCTGCGAGAGGGACAGGAAGCGTCAGCGGTATCTGAATCGCAATCAGATCGAAAGCGTGGTGTCGGTCTAATGTCTGCCACGGCCGATCAGGCGCTGCTCGTGCTGCAGTCGATCGACGCCACGCTGAAGACGATGCTTGCCGTGATGCAGCAGCGTGAGGCGAAGGTGCGTGCCTCGCAGCCGAAGGCCGTCGCCAGCGATCGAGACCTCGATGGGAAGTGGGGAGACCCAGTGCTCCGTTTTCTCCCCCGCGATTGGACCGGCGATCAGCGATTCAAGGGCTACCGCTTCTCCGAGTGCCCGGCGGAACTGCTCGAGATGGCGGCCGAGACGCTCGATTACTTCGCTGGCAAAGCGGAGGCCAGCGGAGAACTCACGCCGAAGGGTAAGCCGGTCGCTGAGTTCAAGCGCGCGGATGCAGCCAGGGCTAGGGGCTGGTCAAAGCGGATCAGTGAGGGTAAGCACACGCCGTCAGCGGTGCTCTCAGGTGGACAGAGCGGAACGCCTGACGGTCAAGACCCATGGGCGGATGACGTTCCGGAGTGGGAAGAGGAGCACGCCTGATGCTCTCGTGTCGCTGCTTTTTCTGTGATCGACCGTTCCAATCCGAAACGGACGACGACGTGTGTGATCGGTGTGAAGCGCAGGAGGGGCGGACGTATCGACGCGTCACCCTCGCGGAGATCCCAATTGCAGATCGCTCCTATTCCAAGGGTGCGATGCGGGAGCGTCTCAGCGTCTCAGGGAATGAGGACGAGTAGATATGGCCACGCACGTCCCAGGTCAACCGCGCATCGTCCGGCATAACTCAAAGTGGGCAAGTGAGCGCATCGGCCCAGAGCTTCCGGACGGGATGCGCGTGCTCTTGACGACGCATCGCAAAACAGGAGAGCAGTTCATCAACATCGAAGACGACGAATGGCAAGGCATCACGATGAGCGTGCGTCAGGCGGACCGCGCAGCAGCCGGATTGGCCGGGGCTGTGGCAGTGGCTAATGAACGGAACGGGCGCACGGCTCGCGTGAACGCGGCCATCGCCTCCAAAGCCGAAGGACGCGAGGCGTAGCGTTGGCCAATCTCGACTTCCCGTACTTCGCGTTTGCCAAGGACCGAATGGTCCCGCGCGTGCTAGACAAGCACCGGATCGATCGCGCTGCGGACGCCAAACTATTGGCGGCGTACCGGAAGGTGAACGCGCGCGAAGACAACAAGTGCCAAGTGACCGGCGTCACGCTGACGCCGAACAGTCGTAATCCGAAGACGCTGCGCGAGCATCACCACATCAAGGGGCGGAATCTCAAGCCGGAGTGGGTGACGGACCCCAAGCGAATCATCCTCGTGTCTCGGCACATCCATGAATTCCTGACCGGCAACGTGCTGCTGGTGATCGGGACTGACGCTCGGACCTGTCGGTTTTCGTGGAACCGAAATCTCGTGAAGCCATCTAAGGAGCCGTTCAGGCTGCGGGCAGAGAAGGCGGTCGCATGAAACTCTTCGGGCAGATCGTTCGTACGGTCGTCAACGTCGTGCAGTTGCCGGTGGAGATCGTCAAGGACGTCGCGACACTCGGCGGCGTGCTGACGGAACGGGATGAGTCCTACACGCGCGCGAAGCTCGAAGAGATCAAGGACGAGGCGCAGGAGGACTGATGGCGACGGCAAAGACGGTGTGGATCGCCTCGGACGGCTCGCAGTGGGACAACGAGAACGCGGCCATCTCGCGCGACAACCTTGATGTGGGCGTGCAGGCCATTGAGGCGATGTTGCCCGAGCGACCCACCGACAGCGATGTGCGCGTGGCGCTCGACCCTCAAGTGTTCAATGCCGCGCGTCGTGCCGTTGTCGAGTTGTGCCGCGCGAAGTATCCGACCGAGCGCGTGTTCCGCAACGACCCAGATGAGATTCATCCGAGCAGTTTCGCGGGACGGTTTCTCGGTGAAGTCGGCGGGCCGCTGAATCGAATCTGGTCACGTTTCATGTGCTACTCGGACGGCTGGATGTACGAGCAGCCGTTCTTCGCCCGCAACCCTGAACACTTCAAAGGCCGAGACCTCTGATGGCCCTGAAGCGCTCCCCCAACGGCTTCGCGATCCGGATCAGCTCCGAGGACGGCGATTCGTACTACCGGCTCAGCGACGGGGAGTTGGCGAAGTTTCCGACGATGCAGGCGGCACTCCTGCGCGTGGATGGGTTGCGCCGCGATCTTCAGACCGGGATGTTCCCGGCGGTGGTGCCGTATGACGCCGTGCCGGCGGAGGAGCGCTCATGACCATGGCTCGTGTCTGCTCGGCGTGCAAGCAGCTGATTACGCAGCAGCGGTACCTCAAACTTCAGTTGCGCGTTCTCGACCCTCAAGGACCAGAGGAACAGGACGAACAAGGCCAGTCCTTCGACGACTACTGCGACGAGTGCATCGTCAACGGCAAGGCCGTCGCGGACTGCCTGACTGGACTTCCGAAGTATCGCGTCCGGCACGGAAAGAAGTGATGCAGCAGCAGGCGCTCGACTGGTCGAAGGAGGAGCGGTGATGGCGAAGCCTGACGGTGGCGCAGCGTTTCCAGAGCCGTTCGTGATTTCAGAAGACCGCGACGGCTACAAAGAAGCGGTGGCGGCTTCCGAGTACGGCTTCGGCGGCATGAAGCTCCGGGATTGGTTCGCCGGGCAGGCGCTCATCGGACTCATGGGCGACCCAGGACTACGGCCATCAAGTGTTGAAGAGTTCGAGAACATGGCGCATCGGCTGTATCAGGTTGCTGACGCGATGTTGGCCGAGCGAGAGAAGGACTGACCGGTGCCGTACCTCGACGCCAACTACGAGCTGCCGTTTCAAAGCGGCTCCTCCACGTCGAGAGACGCGGCGCTGCAGGCGGTGCGGTTCGTCGGTCCTCAGGGGCTGGATGTCTACGAGTGGATACAACGCTGTGGTGCCTACGGAGCCACGCAGAAGGAAATCAGCGCGGCGTTGCGGATCGGGCGCGCGTCGGTCTGTGCTCGGGTGCATGCGCTCGAGAAGCAGGGCCGGGTCGTGAAGACGGAGACGCGGCGGGACGGATGCGCTGTGTATCGGGTGACGCGATGAAGCCTGACGTGACCTGTCCGACTTGGAGGACTAAATGAGGCGCCTAGTGGTGTCGCGCGGCGATGTGTTCGGACGTCTCACGGTGCTTGAGGTGAACACCAATCGGAAGACGCTGGTGAAGTGCCTCTGTTCATGTGGGTCCGTCGTCGTAAAAGCAGCGTCCGACGTTCTGAATGGCGATACGCGCTCGTGCGGCTGCCTGCGGCGAGAGATCTCCCGCGAGATCGCAAAGAAGCACCTGAAGGCTACGCATCGGCACACCGCGAATAACCAGAGGTCGGCTGAGTACGTCGCATGGAATGCCATGCGGCGGCGCTGTCTCCCGAGTTGGCCGAAACGACACTTGTACTTTGATCGTGGCATTTCTGTTTGCGCTGAATGGGACTCGTCGTTTGAGGCGTTCCTGGCTGCCGTCGGCCCTAAACCGTTGCCGTCGTTCTCGCTCGACAGACTCGACAACAACAAGGGCTATGAGCCAGGAAACGTCAGGTGGGCCGACTTGTCGACTCAACGGAATAACCAGCGTCCGCGCGGCAAGTATCGCCCCAGAAGAACAGCGGTGCTCGTGTGAAACCAGAAAGCGTCGAGTGCCCAGATTGCGGCGGTCCGATGGTATCGCGCCAAAGGAAGCCACGGCCAAACGAGATTGACCAGCAACCGCAGCGGTTCTTTGGATGCAAGGCGTATCCAAAATGCAAGGGGACGCGGAACAGCGACGGAGAAGCTGGCAGGACGCGCGCGGACGACCAAGAGGCGATGTTGCCGTCGGATCGGTTTCGGGAACGCGATCGGCGGCGTTGGTGAGAGAGCGAATCAGGCGGCAGAAGAATCCGGCGCGCGATGCTGAACTGACGCGGTCGTTTCATCGCATGCTCTCGCGCTTGAATCCTCCGCCTAAACCGATCGACGGCGTGAAGTTATCGCACCCGATCGACTGGCCTGGCTGGCAGATGGTGCAGGTCGACGTGATGTTTTTGAAGTAGTTGGAGGGGTCGATGTCAGAACAGCAGCAAGCGCACTTTGAAGGTTGGGCGATCGTGGACGTGATGGGGCATCAGCGGTACGTCGGCTTCGTCACAACCGAGGCGTACGGCGCGGCCGTGCTGTTTCGGATCGACGTGCCGGCGCTAGACGAGCGAGAGCGCGTCACAGTCCGACCGGAGTACATCGACGGCACGTACGCGCCGGCAGGATCGACGGTGAAGGAAGGCGCGGTCGCTGGGTTTTCGAAACTGGTCGGCTCAGGGTCGATCTACACGATCACGCCGTGCACGAAAGAGGCGGCCTTGCTGGCCGTCGAGAAGATGCAGGCGCGGCCGTTGATGAACGTGCAGATGCCTCCAGATCGCGCGCTGGCGCCTGGTGAGATGATCGATTGTGAAGTGGATGACCTCGCGGACGATCCGGACGAAGTCACGCTGTAAGTCAGGTTTAGTTTTCGACACCACGGAACACAGGGACGTCCGGATCGGGATCCGGAAAGGGTGGGGTGCATTTGGCCCGAATTCGCACAATCAAGCCGGACTTCTTCAAGAACGAGCAAGTTGGCTCGCTTCCGTACCAGTGGCGGCTGTTATTCACAGGCCTCTGGACGGTTGCGGATCGCTCTGGTCGACTCGAAGACCGGCCGATGCGAATCAAGGCCGAGTTGTTTCCCTACGACCAGGTCGATGTCAATGAGGGCCTCGACGAACTCGTTCGTGCTGGATTAATCGTCCGGTATCAGACGAACGGATTGAAGGCCATCTCGATTCCAACGTGGGCTAGGCATCAACTCGTGAACCGCGACGAGGCTCCGTCTCAGATCGAGGGTCCAAACGGAGAGACCGACCAACTCGGGAGAGCGCCGAACGAAACGGTTCGACAGCGCATTTACCAGCGTGACTCGTTCACATGTGTCTACTGCAAAAAAGACATGGGAACGGACGCTCGGTCGCGCTGTATCGATCACGTGATTCCGTTGGCGCGGGGCGGCAGTCACGACGAACGGAATCTCGTGACGGCTTGCAAGAAGTGCAATGCGAAGAAAGGCGCGAAGCTCCCGGACGAAGTCGGATTCGACTGGCCTGGAGACTTCGGACACACCGTTAACGGGGTGACAGACCCACGTCAACAGGGTCCTGACAAGGAAGGGGAACAGGAAAAGGAACGGGAATTGGTTTTGGAAAGGGAACAAGTGAGGAGCCCGGAGCCGCTGCGCGACTCCGAGCCGAAGCCGTTCCTGGAATTCCCTATCGTTGGCAAAGACGTCCCAATCTGGCCATTGGCATCGGCTCAAGTGAAAGCGTGGGACGAGTTGTATCCGATGCTCGACGTTCCTCAGGAATGTAGGAGCGCACTGGCGTGGGTACTAGCCAATCTCGGCCGCCGAAAAACCTCCCAAGGTATGGAGAAGTTTCTCGTGAATTGGTTAAACCGCGCCGTCGATAACTGCGGTGGCGCGCGGGCACCAATGGTGACAAAGCCGGCGCCGATGGCCTCATGGTCCTGCCAGCACGTCGATCGCTGCTCTCACCGGCAAATGTGCGAGGCCAAGAACCGCAACCCGGCGAAGTATCCGGTGAAGGTGGCCTCGTGACGAAGTATCTCGGCCCTCGCTGCGGATCCTGCCGTCGCGAGCCAGGCACGATCAAGCTCCCGCAGACGGGATTCTGGCGCTGCCTCTCTTGTTGGGAGGCGATGCAAGTGGTCTGCGTGTGGCCTCAGTCTGATTCGGATGATTCACCGGAGGCGTGGATTCCTCAGCCGTCGTTGCCGGTGGCGAAATTGATTCCCACGTCTCAGCCCTTTGCACCGTTGCGGAATGTCGCGGTGAAGGTAGCGGCGGATTTCAAGAAGCAAGCGGGAGTTGACGCATGACGCCGGACGAAATGTTGACGCTGTTGCTTCGGATTGAGTGGCAAGGCTCTGAGACGTATTACGTCTGCCCGATGTGTCACGCCTCACAGATGCACGGGCATTCAAAGAAGTGCACGTTGAAGCACGCGATCGAGGCCCTGAGCGCGACGGCCGGGGATGTCGCGTGACGCGCACCGAGAGGCTGATGGCTGAAATCGCTCGCACGGGCTCGACGCGAGACACGATCGCGGCGATCTACGCGGAGGGCATTCGTGCTATCCAACGTGACGAGGAGCCAGACTTTGTGGACTGGCCGACCGTGAACAGTTCACTGGAGAGGCGCTATACGCAGTCAGGAGTGGAGTACGTCAAGGCGCGTGGATGGAAGTTGTGGGAGCAGCGCCGGGCGTCTGGAGATGCGGCATGAACGCGGCCGGAAGGGATGTCGCGTGACGGCAATCTGCCAACGGTGTCGGGAAGTGAAATCAGCGTGGACGATCAAGACGGCCGAGATTCACATCGGCGAGTTGCAGCATTGGCGGGTCCAGTTGTGCGAGTTATGCACGGTGCAGACCCAGATGATCATCCATGCCGCTCTGGAGTCACCGCACGTCGCCACAAGGTCGAAGGTGGAAGGATGAAGGTCACCCTGGATCACCTTGTCCTCAAGGAGCAACTGGACGGCCGAGCGGTACTGACGGTCCTGGTGCAGCACGAGGGGATCACCAGAGAAGTCGTGCTCTCGTTGGCGCCGCATGTGTTTCAGGACGTGCTGATGAAGTTCCGGCAGATGGATCGACAGACGCCGGATCCTCAACAGGTGGAGGGATCGGTGCGGCGAGGGACGCGGACGGATCTCGTGAGGTTGGGGGAGACGGCGAGACGGAGGCAGCGGTGAAGGGAGTCGTGTTTCTTGTGATGGCGACTATTGACCACGAGGTGTCAGATCCCATTCGCGCATTTACCGAGCGGGCTGACGCCGACACATTTCGTGCCGCCTGCATGGAGTATCACGCGACGTTTCCGCCGACACCGGCTGTCATTTCGGACACACAAACACACGATGCGATCTGGGACGAGGCCGTAGAGGCGCAGCGCGTGTGGCGAGTCAGGCATCCGGCAGGTGTAGATGGTGCCAACGCGGAGCACTTTGTTGTGTATGAAGTAACGCTATCTGAGTCTCTGGCGACGTCCACGAGACGGAGGCACCCGTGAGAGACGACGAGTTCACCACACAGAAGAAAGGGCCACTCGCCGCGAAGGCCAAGCCTCAAGAATCCTCGTTCTGGCTGTCGGTGCGGGATCGCGACGGGTTCACGAAGCTGGCGGATGCTCACTGCAAGTCGCAGTTATTACCAGAATCAGGCGTGTCAGGGGTTCAATTCGGCGTTGCTGTCAAGAACGGAACGGTGTCGTGATGGCACATACGGACCTAGTTGGTCGCGTCTTCGGGCGGTTGGTTGTGGTTTGCGCTGAAGGCAGATCCGCCTATGGGTATGTTCTGTGGCGGTGCCGTTGCGAATGCGGTGGTACAAAACTGATCGTCGGACCATCACTCGTGCGCGGGTTGACTCGAAGTTGCGGTTGCCTCCAGCGCGAATTAGTCAGCGTTCGTTCGACGACTCACGGGGCATCACACACGTCACTGTACAAGCGATGGGATGGCATAAAGAGCCGCTGTTTTTGCGTTAGCCACCCATCATATCCAGACTACGGAGGTCGCGGCATCACCGTCTGTGATCGCTGGTTGTCGTTCCAAGCCTTTGCTGAAGACATGGGTCCCACGTTCGACAGTTCATTAGAGATTGAGCGTATCGACAACAGCGGCAATTATGAGCCTTCCAATTGCCGGTGGACGACTTCAAAGGAGCAGGGGCGCAACAAGCGGTCAAGCCACAGGGTGACGATTCGCGGAGTTACGAAGACATTGGCCGAGTGGTCAGAATCGAGCGGGACGAAACTCCATACGCTTCGGTGGCGAGTACTTAAGGGATGGCCTGAAGAACTGCTCTTTGACTCGCCATCGCCACTACAGCGATCGAGGACCCTCGCGCTCCAGCCTCGGCCGAATGGGTTCACGTTGGGCGCGGAGGCGAAGAACGGAACGCTCTGATGGCTAATCAACTCGACAACAACCGCTGCGCGATCTGCGGATGGCCACTCGCTGAGTCAGCGTCGAGAGGGTGCGTGCGTGGCGACTGCTTGATGCGACCGATTGCGCGCCTCTTCTACGATCCAGCCCGTGTGAAGGAGGAGTACGGCGAGCACGCGCCGAAGGAACTCGATCCGTATGTCCCTCCTCCATATCGAATCGTCTGCCTCTGCGGCTCAACCAGGTTCATCGAGCAGTTCGCCACGGCCACGTGGGTGCTGGAGCTCGAAGGCAACATCGTCCTGGGCTGCACGTTGTTGCCACTGTGGTTCTGTGGTGTGCGGAGTCACTTCGCTGAGGTCACCGGAACAAAGGAGCAGCGCGACGCGCATCATCTGAGAAAGATCGATCTCTCCGATGAAGTCCTCGTGCTCGACATCGGAGGCTATATCGGTGAATCCACGCGCAATGAAATCGCGTACGCAGAGCAGCACGGCAAACCTGTGCGCTACGCCTCTAAGGACGCGTCGTTGCTTGCGAAGATTCTTCCAAGTCACACACCGGAGCCTCCCCAGTGATCGCCTTCCACGTCTCCTGCGTGCCACCGAAGACCTCGCATCACGCGAAGCGGATCGTGAAGCGCGGGAAGTTCTCCAGTTTGGCCGACAAGCCGGAGCTCGTCGCCGCGAAGGCCACGCTTGATTCGTTGCTGCTCCAGCATCAACCGTCGGCGCCGATCGAAGGTCCGATCGTGCTCACGCTGCAGTTCGTCTGGCCGTGGCTGGCGAGTCACTCGAAGCGCGTCCGCGCCGGAGGCAGGATCCCGATGACGTCGCGTCCGGATTGCAGCAACGTCACAAAAACGCTCGAGGATCGGCTCGTCGCGTTGCGCTTCATCGAAGACGACAACGCCGTAGTGGACCTGCGCGTGACGAAGTGGTGGGGCTACCAGCCGGGGATCGACGTGCGGATCCAGCCGTTCAATCCACATCAGGCGCCGGCCATCGCAGAGCCTACGAATCTGTTCAGCAACTGAAAGGACATCATGCCCAAGCCAAAGAAAGTCGCGTATCGCCTCATCACGGAAGAAGACAGCCAGTACGCCGGGATGCACCGGATCGTGGACGACCTCGTGCATGCGCATCACAGCCACCTGAGAGACGCCAAGATCGCGTTGGCGTGGCACAAGGGGTGGAAGGCCGACACCGACGGCCGCGTGGTGTTGGGGAAGTGCAAGAAAGCCTCGGACCTTGATCGCCAACTCGCGGACTTCGACTTCGTCATTCTGCTGAACCGCGAGTTCTGGACGGAGCCGACGGCCACCGACGCGCAGCGGCGGGCGCTCATCGATCACGAACTGTGTCACGCCGAAGTCGTGCTCGGAGAAGACGACGAACCCGTTGAGGATGAACTCGGGCGCATCTGCTACCGGATGCGGAAGCATGACATCGAAGAGTTCGCGGAGATCGTGGAGCGACACGGACTCTACAAGCGCGACCTGGAGCAGTTCGCGGCGGCGATGCGTCGAGGGCCGAAGTTGTTCGACGAACCGACGGAGGCCAAGACGCCGAAGCCGAAGAAACGCCAGCCGGTGGAGGGCGCCGACGAAGCCCCAGCGACGCACTGATCGAGTGAGTCATGAGCGCGACCAACCCGGATTCGTCGGTGCTGATGCGGGAGATCCACGGGGTCGGTCCAGTGGAGGCGACGTGCGGATCGTGCGCGTGGTGTGTCTCTCGGGCCTTCCCGCATGCGAGCCGGAGCACGATCTCGTATCGGATCTGCCTGAAGGCGCCACAGCCGGAGCGTCGGCGGTCGCGTCCGCTGGCGTGGAAACGGGCGTGGCCGACGTGTGGGCTCTTTCAGGAGCAGGGGTAATGGTGCGTCGAAACAGCCACGTCAAGAGGGCGAGATTCACGGTGGCGCAGCGACACTGGATTCGAGACGCCTTCTACGACATGGCCGGGTATTACACAGTGGACTATCAGAAGGAAAGCCGAGAGATGTATCGCACGTTCGTGAACATGTTGACGCGGAAACGCCGAGCAGACTGGCGCTACCTATGACTCGCAGGAACAACCCAAAGTCATATGACGATCTTCAGGCTGGAGCAGTGCTTCTGAGCTGGCTCTGCTGCCGTCGGACGGTCTACTCGACGCATCCGGATCGATCGTGTGCGGCGTGCTGGGGGAAAGCGTGAGCACGTGGAGGCTCATGGTCGGAGACGTTCGTGAGCAACTGCGGCTGTTGCCGGATGTCTCAGTCCAATGCGCCGTCTCTAGCCCTCCGTACTGGGGGCTTCGCGACTACGGGCACACGTCCCAGATTGGTCTCGAGCCAACACCAGAGGCGTTCGTTGAAGCACTGGTTAGTGTTTGTGGAGAAGTGCATCGAGTTCTGAAATCTGACGGAGTGCTGTGGCTGAACCTTGGCGACACGTACTGCAACAGCGACAAGTGGGGAGGCGGCGGCGCCAACACCGGGAAGCACACGCTGGAGCACGATGGCACACCGGCATCGTGGAAGGCAGTCAGGCGACGATGGCATGGCATTGAAGGTATCAAACCCAAAGACCTTATTGGGATTCCGTGGATGGTAGCGTTCGCGCTGCGCTCGGCGGGCTGGTATCTGCGGTCAGACGTCGTGTGGTCAAAGCCGAACCCCATGCCAGAGCGCGTGACTGACAGGCCCACAAAGGCACATGAATACGTCTTTCTGCTGACTAAGTCTGAGCGGTACTACTACGACGCCGGAGCGATCAAGAATCCGACGGCTGAGAGCACACTGAAAGAGGTTGAACAAGGCTACGACGGCACGGCCAGGAAAGACTTCACCGGCACAGGCGCGCAGGATGCCTCAGCGGTAAAGTCGCGGATCGTGGCGCGGTTGCGCGACAAGCAGCGTGGACATGGTCGGCGTCACGAAGGCTTCAATCGGCGGTGGGATGAGATGTCTAAAGCCGAACAAATGGCGGTTGGCAGCAACGCGCGTTCGGTGTGGACATTTACCGCGGCGAATTACCCAGACGCGCACTTTGCGACATTCCCTGAAGCCCTCCCGGAGCGGTGCATCAAAGCCGGTTCACGGGTTGGCGATCTGGTCCTCGATCCGTTTTGCGGCTCAGGGACCACTGGCGCGGTCGCGCTGAGGCTCGGCCGGTCCTTCGTCGGCATCGAATTGAATCCAGCGTATGCGGAACTAGCACGCGTCCGAATCGGAAGCGCGGCTCCGCTGTTCGCTCAAGAGGCTGTTTCATGACCCCACCGAAGCAGAAGCCAGGACGCAGCAAGCAGGACTACCAGACACCGAAGGGGTTCCTCGCGGCGGTGAAGTCGAGGCTCGGAATTAAGTCATTCGGCGCAGACCTCGCGGCGTCGAAGGAGAACACGGTTTCGTCCTGGTTCTTTGATCTAGCTCACGACGCTCTGACATCCGATTGGACGCAGTTCGATGGCTACCTCTGGCTCAACCCGCCGTTCGCTCGTCTCGAGCCGTGGGTCCGCCGAGCGTTCGAGCAATCCCGCCAGGGCGCGCGGATCGCTGTCCTCGTGCCGGCAGGCGTCGGATCGAACTGGTGGCGCGATTGGGTCCACGGAAAAGCTTGTGTCCTTCTACTGAACGGGCGGATCACATTCGTCGGCGAGAAGGCGGGCTATCCGAAGGATTGCGTGCTCCTGCTCTACGGGCCAGACATCGCGCCGGGCTATGACGTCTGGACGTGGCCGCAGCAACTTCAGAAGCGGAACGCCGCATGAGGGCTTCTTCGTGAAGACGATCACAGCCTCCCGAGATGAGGAAGAGTTGGCCACGCGCGGGGGAGATTCAGAGTACGGGGCGCACCTGAGTACCGCAATGGAAGTCTGGAGCGGCGTCGAATACCGGTAAACTTGACAACAATACCGGTAAAGTGTAAGATGGCGCCTGGAGGTGAGAAATGGACAGCAACGCGAATCTCCCAACAGACGCCTTTGATAAGGCGCTCTCGCGGCTGACTGGATTACCGGACGGAGCGCACACACAGCCGGCGGTCGTGCAGGCGATGGACTTTTACGGGAACGTAACGAGCTTCATGGTGCAGACCGTGAAGTGGGACGAGGGGAATACGGTGTTCATCACGCAGGTCAACGCGGATGGCTCAGCGCGATTTATGCTGCCGCCCAAGGTGATGACGACGCTGCTGCGACAGCAGGACGCCGTGAGCACGATGATTCGGCGGCGTCATGGGAAGCGGCTCGCGGAGTCCCTGCGTGCGTCTGGGCGACAGGTCGTGTTCACGCCGGAGATGCGCGCGAAGGGCATGGAGACGCGGCGCGCGAAGGCGGCAAAGCGGCAGGCGCGAAAGGCGGCGCTGTGATGGCGATGTACGAGGTCGCCATCCACCACCACGGCCGCCGTCTCATCACGCGCGACGGCCCGTGCCAAGGGCTACTCGAGTTCCCTCAGCACACATGGGCGCGCATTACGCCGAGGCCGATCGGGTTGGCTCGGGCGCTGGCGCTCGCCGATGCTCAAGACACACATGCAACTGTCCAGATTTGGATGACGGCTGACAAAGCCTACGACAACGGGAAGAAGCCTCTCGTGCCTGAGGGCTGGTGGCCGGCGGGTGCGCAGCACGCAGGCGAGCCAAGGCGGACTGGAGTGGTGTTCGCGTGAATACCGGTACACTCGCGCGCATGACAAAAAAGCGTGGCTATTCCCGCGAGTTCACCCCACAGACGGAACGACGGGTGCGGTTCGAGGTGGACCGCATCCCGCCAACCCTCTACGAACGTGTAGCTGCGAAAGCGAAGCAGCAAGGTGTCAGTCTTCGAGCCTTGACGTTGACGCTCTGGAAAGAATGGGTTGACAAGTGAAGGTTTCCGCATGATCCCCAAACCCAAAGGCAAGCAAGGCTTCGCCTCCATGACGCCAGAACGCAGGAAAGCAATCGCCAGTCAAGGCGGACGAGCCGCGCATGCTCACGGCACGGCGCACGTCTGGACGTCGGAGGAAGCGGCAAGGGCGGGGCGGATCGGCGGATTGAAGAGCAAGCGGCGGCCGGTGGTGGATTCTGGAATGCGGGAGTAACAGACGATGAGCGAGAATAGCGCGATCGAATGGACGGACGCGACGTGGAATCCGACAACGGGTTGCACGAAGGTGAGCCCGGCGTGTGCCCGGTGCTATATCGAGCGGACGCCGCCATTTAGAATGAACGGTCGCAAGTTCGTCAAGGGTCACATTCCGCTCATCATCCACGAGAACCGCCTCACCTGGCCGCAGCGGTGGAAGAAGCCGCAGCGGATCTTCGTCGACAGCCTCAGCGATCTGTTTCATGACGACGTGCCTGATCGGTTCCTCCACGAGGTCTATCACACAATGGAGCAGCGTGCGCATTGGCACACGTATCAACTTCTAACGAAGCGCCCTGAGCGGATGCTGAAGTACCTGTCGTGGCGCTACGACTCGCGGATTCCGTCCCGGCACATCTGGCACGGGGTCAGTCTGGAGAACGCGGCGTTCAAGTTCAGGCTGGATCTGCTTCGTGCCTGCCCGAGCGGTCTGCGGTTCGTCTCGATTGAACCATTGCTCGGCGATTTGGGCGTGCTTGACCTCACGGGGATCGATTGGGTAATCGCGGGGTTCGAGAGCGGGCCGCGCCGCCGGCCTCCCAACGTCGAGTGGGTGCGCTCCGTCCGGGATCAGTGTGTCGCTGCCGGTGTTCCGTTCTTGTTCAAGCAGTGGGGCGGCGCGACGCCGAAGTCTGGCGGGCGCATCCTCGACGGCCGCACATGGGACGAGTTCCCAGAGGCCCGTTCATGAGCGACAACGACCGCGTGATCGTCGCGCTGGTGGTCTTGATGATTCTGACCCTGGGTATCTTCTTTGAACTCGACCGGACCCATCAGGAGGCCGTCCGGATCCGGCAGGCCCTTGAGCGGGCATGGCCCTCGAGAGCAGATCGACACGAGGGAGAAGCCGTGATCATCCCGACGCGCCAGATCTTTTGCCTCGCCTGCGGATCCCCTCGGACGCTGGGGACGTTTATCGTGGCGCGTGAGCCGGGGCTCATGACCTGCTTCAAATGCGGCGGCGAGACGTTCACGTCCAATCAGGCTGAGGCCGTGCAGTTTCCGAGTTGGTGGTATCCGACGGTGCGCGACAAACGGTTCCTGAAGAGCCTGAGGATTGCAGCATGAAGATCTCGCAGCGCGAGGCGCGTCGTCTGAAGAAGCGCGTCGAAGAACTTGAGCGCATCGAGTCCAGCAACAATAACCGGTGGTCGCAGGACTACGTCGGCGGAGTCCATATCGGCTCGTCGGACTTCACGAGCGAGCCAGGAAACTTCTCGGCTGTGAAGACGGCCCGCGCGTTGGGGCACGCCGTGATCGCCGTGCCGAGCGGCACCGAGATCAAGTTTTACGCCTGCCGTCCTCGGTAGGAGAACTGACCATGCCACGAGTCCCTGGCAATCTCTCGGACGCGATCAGGCGGATCCTCGCCGGGCCGGTGTTCGATCGACAGCCGAGGCCTCCGACGATGCCGAGTGCGCCACTGAATCGCGAACTCAAGGAAGGCGAGATGCCGTGCGGTGTGTGCGGGAGTGGTCGCGCGGATCACGATCGACGCGATCACGTCTTCACGCGGGTGCGGCGATGAGAAAATCGATGAAGATTTACGGCGAGCATGATGATCGGACCAAGCAGCAGTTGGAGCGGTGCGTGGCGGCCGAGGATGGCGCGATCGGTGTGCTCTGCGCCGACGGGCATGTTGGATACTCCATGCCCATCGGTGGAGTCGTCGGCTACCGCCGATTCGTCTCTCCGTCCGGGGTCGGCTATGACATCGCCTGCGGGAACATGGCCGTGCAGACGAATCTAATAGCGGCCGACATTCCGCACGCGGAGATGGAACGACTCGCGGACGAGATCCAGCGCCGTATCAGTTTCGGCGTGGGACGGAAGAACAACGAGCCGATCGATTCACCGGTGTTCGATCGCATTCAGAAATCTCCAGTGTCATCACAGCGCCACATGGTGCAGATGGCCCAGAACCAACTCGGGACGGTGGGGAGCGGGAACCACTACGTAGACGTGCTCGAGGACGAGGCCGGCGTGCTCTGGGTGGCGTGCCACTTCGGCTCTCGCGGGTTCGGGCACAAGACGGCGACCGGGTTTATGAACATCGCGCAGGGGCGCGCGTTCGACGACGGCAAGGGCGAAGGAGAGATGGACGCGCCGCCGCTCCTGCTAGACATCAGCGCGCCCAGCGGACAGGACTACATCGAGGCGATGACGATCGCCGGAGAGTTCGCCTATGCCGGCCGCGAAGCCGTTGTGGCGAAGACGCTGGAGATTCTCGGTGCTGATTCTCAGTGGTCCGTTCACAATCACCACAATTTCGCGTGGCGTGAGACACATCTCGGGGAGACACTGTGGGTAGTTCGCAAGGGAGCGACGCCCGCGTTTCCTGGTCAGTGGGGGTTCGTCGGCGGGTCCATGGGCGACATCTCGGTGATTCTGCGCGGCGTGGAAAGCGAGGAGTCAGCCCTGGCGCTCTACTCGACGGTCCACGGGGCCGGCCGAGTCATGAGCCGCACGCAGGCCGCAGGCAAGCAGAAGTGGATCAAGGCGTGGTGCTGCGGCCAGCGAGACTGCGACGGCTTATTGCCGGTGCACAACACGGCACGCGGGGCAGACGGCAGCAATCCGAAGTGTCCGAAGTGTGGAAGTCGAACCAACAAGCGGACGTGGATGGAGCGCCTGGCCAACGGCCTCGTAGACTTCACCGCCGAAAAAGCGAAACTGGTTGAGCGTGGCGTCGTGCTACGCGGTGCTGGAGCCGATGAAGCCCCGCCAGTCTATCGGCCGTTGCGGTCCGTGCTGGACGCGCACGCGAACACCATCGAGATCGCGCACACGTTACAGCCGCGCATCGTGGTGATGGCTGGTGGCGACGAATTCGATCCGTACAAGGACTGAGCCATGAGTCAGCAACTCAGTCCGCGCGACTGCGGGAAGTGCGGTGAAAGGCCACGGCGGGCGGCTGGTCAGCGATGGTGCAAGGAATGCCACGCCGAATACGTCCTAGACCGACGCCTGCAGAAGAGCGTTGATGCCGAGACTGACGCGGCTGACCTTGGCCCGTTGTCTGGCGTCTACTTTTTTGAGTGCGACGGCTTCATCAAGATCGGCGTGTCTTCAAACGTCTGCGCTCGTCACCGACAGATCAAGAGTTCAAACCCACGCGAGGTGAAACCGTTAGGCTTCCAAGCCGAGCGCGGCATGAAGGCCGCAGACGCGCTGGAGGATGCTCTCCACGCGAGGTTCGTGACGCAACGTTATCGGGCAGAGTGGTTTCACGACTGCCCTGAAATCAGAGCCTACATAGACCAGCACGCACAAGCGTGGCCCACTCAAGACGATGTCCAGGAGGGAGAAGTGAAGCATCTCAGCCCAGACGACTGCGCGAAGGTTCTGAATGTTTCCGGAGAGTTCATCCGTGGAGAGATCAAGGACGGCCGTCTCTCAGCGCGCCGCCTTGAACGGTCCAGTGGACGAGTCGTATATCGAATCGATCCTGACGACTTCACCACGTACACCGAGAAGCATTGGCCGAAGGTCACGCCAGAACGCCAAACTTCGCCAGCCTAGCCAATACAGCCAACCCACGGAAAATACGTCCGCGCGCACGATCAAGTAGCCACACACTCTCCTTAGTTTTCTTCACCACAACTGAATCTCGGAGTGCTATGCGGACACTGTTCACGACCCTAGTACTGCTCTGCTTGGCTGTGCCGACGTACGCGCAAGATACGTATATCGGGGCGATCTTCGGTCCATCGGTCAGCGCGGCCGAGTGGGCGGACGCGGTGGTGCCCCCGGTGACCTTTAAGGCGGGATCGACGCCGTGCGATCGGCCGAAACTGGTGTGTCCCTGCGTGCTCGGCCCGAAGAGCGGGACCGTCGAGGTGCGGTTCAACAATCCAGCCGATTCAAATTTCGATTGCGAAGTGAGTTTATCGCTGGTCCAGGTGCCGCCTGGGTCGGGCTATCGGGTGGCCTTGCAGCGGCAGGACGTCACGGGCCGATCCGTGTGGTCGGCGTTCTCGCCCGCGTTTGCGCGGCAGGCGGCGCACGAGTGCGACAGTACGCCGGTGTCGCCGGGGACGATGACGGCCGGCCAGAGTGTCACCGTGGGCTTCTGTCACTCCGGCACGGACGCGACCGGCACGAGCCCGGTGACGAGCTGGCGCGTCTACCGGAACGGCCCGCTCCTGCCTGGTGTCCCCGTGACGGCGGGCGCCACGGCCAACGCGGAGGGGCTCAGGTACTACACGTTTCAGCGCACGGAATCCGCGGCGGGAGCGGTGACGTACGAGGTCGACGCGGTCAACGCGGTCGGCCCCAGCGCGACACGGCTGACCCTGCCGGCGATCACGGTGCAGGCTGCGGCCACGGTCCCTGCCGCGCCGAGCCGCGGGCGCATCACCGTCCCGTAACCAGCCATGCCGGGTCAGCGGATGACGTTCACGGCGATGCTCATGGAGCGGGGCACGCCGTATTGCATCGGCCTGCAGTTGTGGGCCCGGGACAACGATCACGCGCTGCGACGGATCGCGAAGGACTTGCCGATGATGAAGGTCGTCGACTTGCGGCGCGTGTCTCGGCGCGCGGCTCAGTCGTTGCGAGCCGCCTGATGGAACAGCGCCGCTGGATCTGCCGGAACTGCAATCGCGAATGGGTGTGGGCGCACGACTGGGACGAGGCCAACGGCTGTCCCGTGTGCCAGGGCATCGAGAAGCGCGAAGGGGCGGACGTCGAGCGCGTGGTCTACAGCGCCGCGTTTCCTGGATCGGACGTGCCGCGCGGGGATGCGACGCCGGTCATCAACACGCCTGAGGAGTTGATCGCCGCTCTGGACGCCGCGCAGCCTGCGCCGTTGGCACTCGTGGCCGCGCCTGCACCGGCGAACCTAGACCTCTGGCAGATGATATGAAGCGTTCGATCTCGCACGGCTCAGGGTTCCTTGAAATCGATCACCGGGACAGCCCAGGGCTCACACCAGAGCAGGTGGCGCACATTCCAGGGGCGATCGCGGTAGGCGCCGGACAACTCCTCGAGCGCGACATCCAGCAGTGTTCGCACTGCCAGCGCGGCGTCATCTTGAATCCGGGGAGAGTTCGCGCTCGGGCCGTTTGCCTAAAATGCGACCACTTTGTGTGTGATGGCTGCGCAGAGATCCTCGCGAGGACCGGTGAGTGCGTGCCGTTCCTGAAGCGTCTTGATCGTGCGCACGCGATCATCGAGAGGCACATCGGACAGCCAGATCATCCGGAGGCGAATCCGGACATTGTGCTGACGGACCTACTATGAACAAGGACCAGATACGCGCCATCATCATCGAATGGCTCGGTGGGGCGTATGACCCCGAGCGGCGGTACTGCGGCAACCCGGACTATCGCCAGCCTGAGGATGTTGAAGAACTCGTCGAGAAGATCGCCTCGGCCCATCCGATGACCGACGCATAGGAGCAACGCATGGCGAAGGACAAGCACGGCAAAGAAATCAATCAGGGCGACGAGGTCACACTCGACGGCGTCACGGGAATCATCGAGCAGCTCGTCATCGAGCATCCGCGCTCGGTCGAGCATCCGCAGATGGACACACACAGCGCGGTCGTGAACTTCGGGGACACGCAGAAGCGGGTGAAGGCGACGTTACTGGAGAAGGCGTAGTGGCTGAACTTGGCAGCGTGCCGAATGGCGTTGTCACCGACTTTATGAAGTCGTTGAACGATCGACTCAAGCTCGTGAGTGTCGTCAGTCGTCCGGTAAAATGACGATCGCGACGAAGACGTTACTAGGTGCGCTCATGCGTCATCTCAAGTGCGATGCGTATCTGCCTCACGAGGAACTGGTCCGAGCATGAGCGCGCGGGCGCGTTGGGGCTGGTTCTTCATGATGTTGGCGGCGCTTATCTTTGTCGCCATGGTGGCGACGGGAGGATGGCGAGAGGCGACGATTGCTTTGGCGCTGGGCGCTCTGTATGTGCTGGTACGTCGGCGGTTCAGAGCATGACTCCGGCAACCAAGGCGCTGCTCGTGGCGATCGTCCGACACGTGCGCGGCGCCTTGACGGATGTGGATAAATGGCTCGACGCGCAATGTAAGGAGTCTGAAAAAGCTACGTCGTAGGACTGGTGCTCGCGCGGCCTGGCTGACGCGCGAGCGGTAACACAGTCGTTTGCAGCCCGTCGTGGGGTCCGCTGCATAGACCGCTGTTGGCCATGCCGAGAGGCACCGCCAGCAAATGCCATCTGTGCTCCTGCCAACCCTGTTCATCTGGACAGTTTTGACGAGGAGACACACACATGGCTCGATGGTCCGCTCCCTTTCCCACGTATACCCCCACGGCCGTTGCCGACACCGTCAACATGACCGACTCCGGTCACCACACCCTCCAGGGTGGCAGCTCCACTCAACGCATCGAGCTCCGCGAGGTCTACCTCGGCGGACAGGCCGGTGCCAGCTCACCGACCTACATGGTTCTCGGACGCACGTCCACCGTTGGGGCGACCCTGACGGCCGGGCGCTTCGCGGCGCTTGACCCGTCGACGGCGGCACTCGCCGCGCCTCCCGTGAACTACCAGATCTCCACGACCAAGCCGCAGCGGTCGGCCACACTGGGGATTCTCCTGGCGCTCTCGTTCAACGCCTTTGGCGGGATCGTGCGGTGGGTGAACGGCCCGGACGAGATCGTCAGCTCGCTCGGGAACACGGCCTCCCTCGGGGAGCTGTCGCTCAACGCGTACACGGGCGGCACGCCTGGCGCGCTGATGTCCACGTTGGTAGTTGAAACATTGTGACGAGTTAGTGTGATTCCGATGAAGGGATCCGCGTTATCATCTGCGTATGCAGAAGACGATGCGGATCCCGATCTCTCGCGGAAAAAAGGAAGCGTTAATCGATGCCGATGACTATCCGTTAGTCGCGGCGTATCGATGGAACGCAATGGAAAACAAGTTCGGACACTGCTATGCGGCAGCGTCTGGAACAACCGCTGAAGGTAAACGAACGACGCTCTACATGCACCGGCTGATAACTGGCGCACCAAAGGGCAAGGAAGTTGACCACGTCAACCACGAGACTCTGGACAATCGCCGCGCAAATCTTCGCGTGGGGAGTCATTTGGACAACATGCGCAACGGAAAGTTTGCGCTCGCGACCCATTGTCCGAAGGGCCACCCGTACGACGCGAAGAATACGTACTTCGACAAGCGCGGCCGAAGGTGTCGTCAATGCGCGCTTCTCCGAGGAAGAGCCGTACTGGCCGCTGAGACTCCGGATCACAAGGCGAAGCGAGTGGCAACCAAGAAGGCTTACTACCAGCGAAACCGCGAGGCCATTGCAGAACGGCAGAGCGAATACGGGAAAAAGAACCTCGCCAAAATTCGACGGCGCGCGCGGGCGTGGTACGCAGAGAACCGAGCCAAGAAAGCCTGAATGGCGATCACTTAAGGCGTGGTGTCTCGTCGTCGTGGCGGTGCTCGTCTCCGCGTGTGCGCCTCGGGTGCAGCGTGTTCGGACGAGCCCATCACTGCCGATTGGGCATCACGCCGTTTTTGATCTCCCTCGCGCGATCGATACATCCCCTGATGACCTGATCGCCAGTCGTCCTGCGCTCGTCTCGCGTCAAGTGATCGTGCGCCTGCCGTCGATTGTGACGACCACGATCACGAGCCCGACCTCGGCCGATACCTACGACGCGGGGCAAGTCAGTTCGGTCGACGTGGCTGGGACTGGAGCCAGCGCGCTCTCCGTCACCGGCTGCGCGTGGAGCAACAGCCTCGGTGGGAGCGGCAGCGTGACGAACATTGGTAGCGGTCAACCGTTGCCGTGGACCGCGACGGTGCCGTTGACGGTGGGCACCAATGTGATCACGTTCACGTGTACGAATGCCGGCCAGACGACCGGTCTCGACGTGATCACGATCGTGCGGACACAGATCGCGTACGTCGAAGGCGGGTCGGTAGCCTGCGCCGACGTGCCCACAGGAGGATCTGAGGCGGCGCCCTGGTGCACGATTCAGTACGCGGTGGATCATGTCACCGCGCGATCGACGATCAAGGTGAAGAGCGGGACGTATGCGGAGACGGTCGTGGTGCCAGTGGCGGCCTCTGGCGATGCCTCCGCCGACACCGTGCTCGAGCCCTTCGAGACCGACATGGTCACGATTGACGGCCCCGGGATCGGATCCTCACGGGTCCGGATTCTCGCGTCTTATTTCACGTTCAGGGGCATCACCGTCAGAGACTTCAATCAGGGCATCTTCATCGACGCGGCGGCGCACGTCACGATCTCTGGCGTGACGGTCGAGGACGTGGGCCAGGAAGGGATCCACGTTCGGCAGAACAGCTCGTTCATCACGATCAGTGGGAGCACCGTCCAGCGCACCGGCCTGAACGGGTCGAACGGCGAGGGCTTCTACATCGGCACGGGATCGGCGGGACCTCTTGACAACTCACACGACATCACCCTGAGCAACAACACGATCCTCGATACGACGCACGAGGGGATCGAGCTGAAGGCCGGCACCTACAACGTCACGATCGATGGCAACACCCTGACCGGAACGAACACTGCGGCGGCCGTGGGCACGAGCGTGGGCGCGATCGAGGTCCTGGAGTCGAACGGTGGCGTGCAGACATTGGCCTTTGACCCGCAGCACGTGATCCGCAACAACGTGATCTCCTCGGTGAAGACCGGCATTCGTCTCGGGACCGGATCGACCGCGTACAACAACGTGATCCATACCGTGACGACCGGATCAGGGATCTTGATCAACAACTCGGCGAGTGATGCGTATACGCGGCGGGTGTACCACAACACGATCGACATGGCCTCCGGAGCCGTGACGATCTCCGCCGGCACGACCGACGTCCGGAACAACATCGGCCCGACGACCAGTGGGAACCTCGCCTTCAGCGCGGCGTACTTCACGGATGCGGTGGCGCATGACTACACGCTCGTCTTCGGCGCGGCCCCGATCGATATGGGCGCGGACCTGACGGTGACGGTACCGCTCGATGCCGCCGGGTCGGCCCGCTCCGGCCTGCCCGATCTGGGCGCGTACGAGTTCATCGGCGACGACCCAGGAGGGGACGACGAGGTGCCCGCGTCGAGCTGCAATGCGGGCGACATCAATCTGGCGATCGGCATGGCGACTGACGGTCAGACCGTCGTGGTACCGTCGGGTGAGTGCGAGTTGACGACATCCGTAAGTGTGCCGAAGAGTAAGGGCATCACGATTCAAGGCGCGGGTATTGGATCGACCATCATCACGGACTCAGTCTCTGGTACGGGTGCGATTGTCCTGAATGTCGCGAATGGCAATGCCCTGTCCCGCGTCACGGCCATGACCATCATTCAGACCGGGGTGATGAAGGACACCCTCACGGGCTCGGTCCAAGTCACCGCCTCCGCGGATGCCGAAAACGCCTTTCGTGTAGACCATATTTACTTCGCGAACAACGTTAGCCGTGGGATCGGCGTGCGGAATCAGCAGCACGAACTGACTGGCGTCATCGATCACAACACGTTTGATTCACCCACCGAGGCGGACGGTGGCAACTCGCAGAGCGTGGCGGTCATGGGGGCGAACCCACAGCAGAGCGCAGGATTCGCCAGACCCTATGAGCCGGGGTCATCTAAATACATCTTCTTTGAGGACAACCTCGTGACCCGCCCAGTTCCTCACGATGGTGTGGTGGAGGGTTACGGCGGGGCGCGGTTTGTGGTGCGGTTCAACGCGATCAACGGCGCGACCCAAGGGACGCACGGCGCGGACTCTGGCAACTACCGAGGCACCCATAGCTTCGAGGTCTATCGCAACACGTTCGGGCCGTGCGATGACTGTGCCCGGACCATCACCATGCGCTCCGGCGCGTGGATGATCTTCGACAACGTGATCGACAGCAATCACGGCGACTTTCATCTGCGGAATCTGCGCAGTGGCGGGAGCTACAACGGCGGCGTCTGGGGATTTTGTAACGGCTCCAATCCCGTGGATGGCAATGACGGGCCGAGCGGCTACCCGTGCCTGGATCAAGTGGGCCACATTTTTACCGTTGCCACGGACGGGACGAATACGCTCGTCGGCGCGTATGCCTGGGGGAACACGAAGGGCGGGAGCCTCCACGCGGCGACTCCGCAGACGAGCGACATTCAGGAGGAGCGAGATTTTTACGACGAGGACACCACGTTCGATGGCAAGACCGGCGTGGGTGTGGGTACGCTCGCCGCGCGGTCGGCCACCTGTGTCACCGGCGTGGGCTACTGGGCGACCGACCAAGGCTCGTGGAATACCTCTGGTGCGGATGGTGTGCTGTACAAATGCACGGCGCCGAACACCTGGACGCTGTACTACACGCCCTACGCATACCCGCATCCACTGGTGGTGCCCTAGAATGGCCCTCTCCGCGAAGGTCGGCCACTTCAACATCGGTCTCGGGGCCGCGGCGTCGACGGTCGCCATCACGGGCGTCGGGTTCCTTCCGAAGGCGATCGTCTTCTGGTGGTCAGGCCGGACAGAGAGCACGGACACGGCCGGGAACGCCACGCACCTCCGCGGTGTGGGCTGGACGACTGGGCCGGCGAACAACGTCTCCAAGTGCACCCGCAGTGTGCACGGGTCCGCCTCTCTGGCGATTGCGGACGTGTCACATCGCGACGACGCGTGCATCACCGAGGCCGGTGACGGTGCGCTGATCGGCTGGGCCGACCTGCAGTCGTTCGACGCCGACGGCTTCACGCTGGAGATCCTCGACGCGTTCGTGACTGATCTCCGTGTGAGCTACCTCGCGCTCGGCGGAGACACGCTGACGAACGCGACGACGGGCGTGATCGCGGGGCCGGCGGCCACGGGCAATGAGGCCTACACAGGTGTCGGGTTCCAGCCGGACTTCCTGCTGCTCTCCGGCATTAAGACCACGGGCGCCCCTCCTGCATTCTCGGCCGACTCCGACCTCACGATCGGCATGGTGAGCGGTCCATCGAATCAGTTTTGCTACACCGGCGGCTCGAACGATGCCGCCACTACGACTCAAACGGCGGCGTATAGCAACGACCTGGAGATGGCTGGGCACGTCGCCCCGGCTATCAACGCGATGAGTAATCGCGCGGAGTTCGTCAGCTTCGATGCGGATGGCGTCACACTGAACTGGCTCGAGGCTGGCTCGCTCGGGCGCTCGCATTACTACCTCGCGCTGAAACTCGGCGGCAACATCCAGGTCGGCACGGTGCTGACGCAGACGGACACCGTGACGCCGATTGCGGTGTCGAGCTTGGGCTTCACGCCGCGGGCGGTCCTCTTTGTGTCGCACACACTCGCGGAGAGCACACAGGACGTGGTGCAGGACCACGACACGTGGTCGATGGGCGCGGCGACCGGGACGGCCGCGCGCGTGGCCCAGGGCATCCGCGACCAGGACGCGGCGGCGACGACCGTGATCACGACGGCGATCGAGACCGATGCCGTCTACGTCAAGGTGGACGGATCGGGTGTCGTCGGCTTGATGGATCTCACCGAGATGGGCGCGGACGGCTTCACGTGCCTGATGGACGATGCCGATCCCGCGCAGGCGCTGGTCGGCTATGCCGTGTTCGGTGAGTCCGCCGGCGGCACACCAACCACGACGGATGCGCATCTCGGCATGCCGCGCGCCGCTCGACGGGTCGTGCCACGGTCTGAGCCGACCAACCTCTTGAACACCGGCATCCTGACCAGCCCGCCCCCGTTCTTCACGACAATTGACGCCAAGCGTGTGAAGTAATGGAGACACGTCAAGACATCCTCATTCGCGCGCGGCCATCCTCACCGATGGCGGCGCTGACGATTGCCTCCTCGTTGCTCCTGACGACGCTCGGCTCGGCCGATGTCCTGCCGATCCGTCAGCAGGCGTGGCCGAACCCAGCGCCGAAGGCGGTCATTCACGCTAGTGTCGGGACGGTCCCTGGTATCGAGAGCGCCCCGGTTGTGCCGGACCCAGAGATCCCGTCAGGTCGTGCGGACTGGACACTCCCCAGAATCACGGTCAAGGCGCCCTATCTCCAGGCGCCGCCGAATCTGTTCTCCAGCACGCTGCAGCCGACGCCGTTTCCGTTTGCAGCCTGGCCGTGGGTGAACCCGCGGCGCCCGGGAGTGGTCACGCCCGGGATCACGGGCGTCCCGCTCATCGCGACGATTCTGTCCCCGGAGCCATTCAGTCAGACCGAGTGGCCGAACCCGTATCGTCCATGGCGTCTTGCCGTCAGTGTCACGACGGTCGCCAAGGCGGACGACGCGGTGGCGCCGGAGCCGGAGCCCGACCCCGTCCCCTTCGCCCAGCACGCGTGGCCGCGCGCGCGCGCTGTCTCGCGGACGCCGAGGCCAGAGCCCGCCCCCGTTCTACTGACAACCACACTGGCGCCGGCCTCTGAAGATCGGCCGTTTGCGCAAGCGCAGTGGCTCGCCCCGATTCCGAGACGGGTCGTCGGCCTGCGGTTCTCGCACATCGGGTTCTTCGTCTTCGATGATTCAGCGCCGTTCATCCAGACATCGTGGCCCAATCCGCTCCAGCCGAAGCGGTCAATCGACCGTCTTACGTGGCTGGGCACGCGGAACCTCTCGCTGGCCGAGCCTCCGCAGCCATTCAGCCAGACCGACTGGCCCACGCCGCCACGTCTGAAGCCGTCGCCAGAGCTCCTTGAGTTCAGCGATTGGCGGCAGTTGTCGATCGAGGACGTGGTCGACGACACGCCGCAGTCGCTGGCGGACTGGCCGACACCGCCGAGACTGCCGCGCTCGATCGAGCTGCTGACGTGGGCGCCGAGCCTCCTGCATTCGACGCTGGCGCCTCAGGCGACGCCGTTTATGCCGGTGGACTTCCCGAATCCCACGGCCAGGACGAGAGTTGCGGACCTCGGGATCACGGTGTCTCAGACGCCGTTCTACTACGTCGACATCGAGCCGTTCAGCCAAGCGGCGTGGCCGATCCCGGCCAGGACCGCACCGCGCGCGACTGAGTCCTGGGCGCAAACGCTACTCGAGTCGCCGCTCTCGGTGGGGCAGGATCCGTTCGTCCCGACAGACAGGCCGAACCCGGAGCCACGTCGGTATCCCACACAGACCTGGATCAACAACCTCCAGCAGACGACACTCGAGCCAGGGCCTGATCCGCGCGTGCAGTCCGAGTGGCCGCTGTTCCTCGCGAAGCCGCCGGCGATTGAGCTGCGCACGTGGGTGGACTTCCGGAAGCCCTACTACGAGGACGAATCCCCGGCGAACCAGTTCACATGGCCCGTCCCTGCGCCTATGCGGATCGCGAAGGGCTTCGGGTGGGTGGCCCAGCCACAACTCGGCATCCTCGGAGCACCAGCCACGGCGGACGTGATTATCCGCGTGCGAGGCGACGTTGGAGTCATCCGCGTGCGTCCAGATCCACTCGTGAGGATTCGGTAGATGTCTCTACTGATCGTTCGGGACGGGGCGTTTGTCTCACAAGACCCGAACGATAGCCTCGTCTACACGATGGATTGGGACACGGACAACCTCTTAGGCAGCGCCACGATCAGCGGGCACGTCTTCGCGATCACACAGTTGAGGGGCGGCGCGACGCCGGCGTTGGCCAAGGACAGCGAATCCATTCTCCCGGCGTGGACGGACTCAGAGGGTCATACCTACGCAGCCTTACGCACGACGCAGCTGCGACTCACCGGAGGGCCACTCGGTGCCGTGTATCGCATCGACGAGACGATCACCACAAACGAGTCGCCCAGCCAAACCAAGAATCGGCACTTCAAGTTGGGGATTCGTCAGAAGTAATGCACGTGCGGAGCTTCAAGATCGTGGGACGGACGCTGTGAGCCTACTCACCGTGCATCTCATCGGCCTGTCGACCCTGGCTGTTGGGTTCATTGGCTGGGCGCTTTGGGTGCGCCGGGACATGCGCTCGTTCGAGGACTGGGCAGCTAATCAGCGTGCGTATTCGGACAGACACTACGACGGCGCCACGCGGCGAGAGGCGGCGGCACGACGCACGGCATCGCGGCGACAGTGGCTTGAACGCTGGCGTGCACAGAAGCGAGACTGAATGCCATCAGCACTTCAACGCGCTTGCTTGAACCCTTCCTGTGAGGCAGGCGCCCATGTCGGCCCCTGCCCTCTCCAGGCCAAGAAGCAAGAACAGGCCAGAGGCAGCAGCCACGCCCGCGGCTACACCCGCAGATGGGCCAGCTTCAGAGCTTGGTGGATCCGCAAACTGATCACCCTGTTCGATATGGCCCCTGTGTGTGGATCTCGCTGGCCAGGCGCACCGGAGACCGACGACAGCCGATGCGCAGCGGAGGGCAGGCTGAACGACGTGGACATGGAGCTCGATCACATCGTCCCGTTCATGCGACCCGACGGCAGCTTGGATGAGCAGAAGCAGTTCGACGTCAGGAACATCCAGGCCTTGTGCGTCTCCTGTCATGCCCGGAAGACGGCGACCAAGGACAGCGGCTTCGCGAGGCGGACAGCGTGACGGCGTGCTACGTCTGCGCGCTGCTGATTGAAGACGGTGACAAGGTCGTTGTGCTTCGTGAGGACGACGGGACCGAGTGGGTAATTCACGAGCCGTGCCTCGAACAGATGGAAGAAGTTGGCGACGCCTGTAAGTAGAGGCGAAAGACAAGATGATGGCGAAAGCGAAGATTACGTAATGCGTAAATCACTCGGGCTCTTGGGTTGCCCTACACGTGAGGCGAATCCGAGTGGACCGATATGCGATAGAGGCCGAGATCGTGGCGCCTTGGTCATCCTATGGCCAACCAGCGGCACCCCAGGGCATACCGGTTTGTCTTCTTTGGAGGACAGCGCGTCGCAGACCGCGCCAGCCAGCGGAACAGACGCCCGCGAAATAGAAGTTTCGCGTTTAGTAATTTCAGCGCATCTTCTGCGTCGTGACAAAGCGAAAGGCGAAGTGGTGTTCTGAAGATGGCGTCAACTCTTCTGCGGTCATGTGCGGCCCCGGGCGGCTGTCCTAGCCTGACAGCTCATGTGTACTGCGTGGAACATGCGCCGAAGCGGTATGTCGTGACTGGTCCACCAAACAGCGGGAAGAGCACATGGTGTCGCAGGCAGGCGCGAGAGGGGGATCTTGTCTGGGACTTTGACCGTTTGGCCAGCGTGCTATCCCTGGATGGTGAAGAGCGACCGCGGGCGACCGACGACCACTCGCGAGGTGCCTGGCCGTGGCCAACGATGAAGGCCATGCTCGTCATGCGTGATGCCCTAATGGCGTGGCTGGCCGACGTGACGCTCTACGAGGCGCGTGTGTATGTGATTGTGCGTGACCCTGTGGCAGCGGCGACCATCGCGCGGCAGATTCAGGCCGTCCTTGTTGCTCCAGACGCCGCGGGCTACGTCTTTCGCGAGATTTAACGGATTGGAGCATTTATAGTGGCTGGGCGGCGACCGAAGCCAGCGGCGTTGAGGCTGTTACAGGGGAACCCAGGCCATCGCCCGATTCCAGAGGACGAGCCTGTGCCGGTGCCTGGGGCTCCAATCAAGCCGTCTGGGCTCTCGCGGTCTGCGTCGGAGGAGTGGGATCGGCTGATCGAGGAGCTCGAAGGCGAGCAGCGATTGTCACTCTCTGACCGCGCTTCGATTTCGGTGGCGGCGATCGCGTTTGGGTCGGCGAAGGACTACGAGCGAAAGGCGAAGCAGAGAGGGCTTCCGCACGACGAGTGGCGGCGGTTCAAGACAGGCGAACGGATTCAATGGGAAACATACCGCAAGGCGATCAATGACCTCTGTCTCAGTCAAGGCACCAGGGCGCGCGCAAAGACCGGCGGCCGCGGCAAGGAAACGAGCAAACTCGGGGCGTTCCTCAGTAGGCGCACGACGAAAGGCTCGACCTCCGCAGGCTGATCCGGTCACGCAGTACGCGCGGGACGTGGAAAGCGGCGCCGTTGTCGCTGGGCGCGCAGTGCGCCTGGCGTGTGCGCGGCATCTCCGCGACCTCGATCGGCAGAGGACGCCTGGATTTGCCTACGTGTTCGACGCCGCGCGCGTGGCGCGCATGCTCGAGTTCTTCGACACGTTCCTGACGTTGGACGACGTCGACGAGGACGGGAAGCCGCTGCCGTTCGCGCTCGTGCGGTGGCTGCAGTTCACGTTCGGATCGCTCGTTGGGTGGGTGCATGCGGACACGGGCCGCTTGCGATTCGTCGAGGCGTATCTCGAGACTGCGAAGGGTAGTACAAAAACGCCGGCGGCGGCCGCCTTCGGCGTGTACCGGTTGGTGGGAGAGAATCGCACGGCGGTGGAGATCTACTCGCTCGGCGTAAACGCGGATCAGGCCAACTACCTGTATCAGTTCGCGAAACGCATGGTGGCGCGGTCTGACGACCTGCGAGATCTACTCGACGCCGGGGAATACAACCTCGCGTGGATTGACCGGAACTCGTTCTTCCGGCCGCTGACATCCGAGGGGCGCAGCCTCGACAATAAGCGCGTGTTCACGGCGTTCATCGAGGAACTCCACGAACACCCGAGCCCGGTCATTCCCGAAAAGATGCGTCTCGGCATCAAAGGCCAGATCGACGCGCTCATCATCAATCTGACGAACGCCGGCTTCGACAAGACCTCGGTGTGTTGGGCGAAGCACGACTACGGTACGAAGGTGCTCGAAGGCGTTGTCGTCGACGAGGAGTACTTCGCGTACATCTGCCAACTCGATCCATGCGACACCTGCCGGGCCGCCGGCGCGACGCAGCCAAACGAGGGGTGCGCGACCTGTGACACCTGGACCGATGAGCGCGTGTGGCCGAAGGTGAACCCGGCGCTCCTTGAATTGCCGACACTCCTCGACTACATGCGAGGGGTCGTCAGGCAGGCGTTGAGTCAGCCGTCGATGCTCGCGCGCGTGAAGCGGCTTAACTTTTGTGTTTGGACACAGGGGCATTCGATATGGATTCCGTTTGACCAGTGGGAGGCCTGTCGATCGACCGTCGAGCGTCCGCCGAGCGGTGTGCCGTGCGCGTTCGCCTTCGACATGTCCATGAAAGTGGACCTTACGGGCGGTGTCGCGGCACAGCGATTCGATGACCCAAAGGACGCTCGAGCGGACGTCGTGGAAACGCCGGACAACGACAACGGTCGTGTCACCCTGAAGAAATGGGCGGTCAATTACCGCATCAGGCTCTCGGCGTTCGCATGGATTCCACGGGACACGCTCATCGAGCGCGTGAAGAACGAACAGATCCCGTACGACCTCTGGGAACGGACAGGGCCTGTACCCAATCCATCTCCGGAGCAGAAGTGGCTGCGGGCGACACCAGGGCCAGTGATTGACCACCATCTGATCGAGGAGCAGTTTCTCGACGAGATCGGGCCGCGGTTCAAGCCGCAGCGCGTCGGGTACGACCCCTACAACGCGACCGAGTTGGCCGTGGCCCTGCGCGACCGAGGCAAATACGAGGTGGTGGAAATCGGGCAGGGCCGGAAGCTGTCCGAGTTCATCAAGTTGTTTTATGCGCTGGTTCGACTGGGGCGGATCGAACACGACGGCAATCCGGTATTCGGCTGGTGCGTGGCGAACGCGGAACCCAAGTACGACCGCTACGAAAACGTGTGGCTGGAGAAGCCATCAGGCGGGAAGCGGATCGACCTCGCGATCGCCGCGGTGATGGCGGTGAGCCAGGTCGTGAGCCTGCCGTCGCCGCGAGGGAAACGAAAGGCGCCGCGTCTGTGGACGCCGGCCGGCTTCGTGCCGGTAGTGGGGAATGATGCTGAAACGACTGATCGCCACGATCACGTCTGAGATCGATCTGCAGACGCTTGTGCTCCTGGTGGGCCTGGCGCTGATGTCCGTCGGCCTGTGGGAGGCGTGGCGTCCAGGGGCCTATCTCGCACCAGGGGTGATTCTCGTGTGGATGGCCCTTCCTGCGCGGCGGCCGTTCATTCACCGACCACTGGTCAGCCGCAAGAAGGCACGGACGGAGTAGATGGGACTTCTGCAGCGCATCACGACCGTGTCGGGTGGGCGGATGCAGGCGCACAGCGTGACGTCGCGCGAGAACATGTGGGTGTCGCCCGAAGGCTGGATCATGCAGCTGCGCGGCGCCGGGATGCGTGTCTCGCCAGAACTCGCGATGACGCTCTCTGCGGTCTACTGTGCGGTGACGACGATCGCGGACGACATCGCGACGATGCCGTGTCAACTGATGCGGTACGTCGGGGATGACGGCGACAAGGAACGGGCGCGCAATCACCCAATCGCGTATCTGCTCCGCTGGCAGCCGAACAGTTGGCAGACCTCAAAAGAGTTCTGGAGCACGATGATCGGCCACGTGCTGCTGCGCAATGTGGCGTTCGCTGAGATCGTGCCCGGGCCTCGCGGTGCGGTCGATCAGTTGATCCCGCGGCATCCTGATCGGATTCTTCAGGAGCGACTCCCGAACGGGCGGATCCGGTATCGGCTCCTCGGCCAGTTCGACGTCTCAGGCCAGCCGAAGGTGCTCACGCAAGCTGAGATGTTCGTGCTCCGCGAGTTGACGAGCGACGGGTTGACCGGGCTGTCGCGGATCGCCTACGGGGCACAGGCCCTCGGATCGGCGATCGCGCAGGAGCGGTTCACGGCCAAGTTTTTTGAGAAGGGCGCGACCGCGGCACTCGTGGCTACGCACAAAGGCGGGGAGCTCGGCGAGGAAGACGAAGCCGCGCTGCACTCGAGCCTGACGCGCTACGCCTCCGGCGTCGAGAACGCGGGGGGCATCCTGGTGATCGAGGACGACATCTCGATTTCGCAATTGGGCGTGGACCCGGACAAGGCGCAGCTCCTCGGTCTGAAAGACTACAGCGTGCGCGAGGTGGCGAGGCTGTTCAAGATGCCCGGGCACAAGCTCGAGGCGTCACAGCAAACCCAGGCGTACGCGGCACGCGAGCAAGCGAACCTGGAATACGTGACTGGCTGTCTCCGGCCGATCGTCGTCGGGATCGAGCAGGCCATCCAGCGCGATCTCGTCATCGCCAAAGACACGTACTTCGGCGAGTTCCTGATGGAGGCGCTGCTCCGCGGCGACCTCAAGAGCCGGGCGGACTACTACTCGAAAGCCATCCTGAATCGGTGGATGTGGCCGAGTGAAGTCCGCCGGCGCGAGGGGATGAACGCGGACGCGGAACTAGACACGCTCTCCAGGGACGATCACCGCGCCGGCGCGTCTCGTGATGGGCAGGGGAACAACGGCCAGAACGCGAAGCAGATCGGCACCGGCCGCACCGTCAAGGCCACGCTGATGGCGCACGATAACGCCGTGCGCCTGCTTCGACGCGAGCGTCACAACGTCGAGAAACTGGCAAAGAAGCACGCCAACGACGTGCCCGGCTGGCAAACCAGCCTCCGCGAGTTCTACGCAGAGCATGCGCAAGTCGTGGCCGAAACGATGCGGATGGAGACGGGGAAGGCCCGGGCGTACGCCGCACAGCACGGGTCACAACTCGAGGCCCAAGGCATCGTGGTCATGGACGCGGCATGGGAACGGGAAGAGGCCGAGGAACTGGTGGCTCTGTCACTCGAGACGGACCGAAAGGCAGCATAGGACAATGGCGTATACCTACGACCGATACCTGTCGCACATGTCGAAGCAACCGTGGGCGATTCTGCCTGATAAATTTCAGGTCCTCGCAGAGTTGATGCGGTTCCGCGCGTCCGGCGGCCGGATGACGGATGCCGACATTGAGGCACGTGTCGCCGCCGCCGCGGATGGTGAGCGCACATCACCGCCGCGCGTCGACGGTAGTATCGCCGTGATCCCGATCCTTGGGGTCATCGGGCACCGCATGGATTCCTTCGAGATGTCGAGTGGCGGGACATCGACGCAGGCGGTCAGCCGGATGCTGCGCCGTGCCGTCAACGACGAAACGATCGGCGCCGTGATCTTGGACATCTCGAGTCCGGGTGGCACCGTGGAAGGCGTCCCCGAACTGGCGGCCGAGATCTTCGCGGCCCGGAAGGCCAAGCCGGTGATCGCGCACGCCAATGCCCTATCGGCCTCAGCCGCGTACTGGCTCGGGTCGCAGGCCAGCGAGTTCTACGTGACGCCGAGCGGAATGACGGGCTCGATCGGGGTGTACATGCTGACAACAGACTACAGCGAGTACCTCTCGAAGGAAGGGATCAAGATCAATCCGATCAGCGCCGGGGACAACAAGCTCGAGGGTAACTTTTGGGAGCCCATGAGCGACGAGACACGCGCGCACCTGCAAGGCCAAGTAGACGCGGTCTATGCGGAGTTCGTCGCCGCAGTGTCGAAGGGTCGAGGCGTCAGCGCCGCGACGGTGAAGAAGGAGTTCGGACAGGGACGCATGTACGACGCGAAGGAATCGCTCGATCGAAAGATGGTCGACGGGATCCTGACGTTCGACCAGCTGATCGCGAAGATGGCGCCGGTGCGGCGCTCAGGCGGCGCGCGCGCGGACGCAGTCGTGCCGACGATCGCGGCAGAGGCCCTCGTCGACGACGAGCACAATGACGCCGCGGCCGTCGATGCCGTGGCGACGGCCCAGGCCCAGGCGGATGCCGATGCCCTGGCGATCGCTATGGAGATGGTGGAGTAGCCGATGCAGGAATTGGACGACCTGAACGACGCTCTACGGGAACACGGCGCTGCGACCGTCGCCGAGGCGGCGTCAGACCAAGAACACAGCCGTGCGTCTCAAGCCATGCGTGCAGCGCACGAGCGGAGCCATGCCGCAGAAGAGCGCGTCCGTGCTGCGCTGGTTACGTACCAAGCGGCGCTGGTGAAGCCTTCGGCGCTGGCGATTCGCGGAGTAGCCGATGTTCCTTGAATGTTGGGCCAGCTTCTCGACGGACGACCAAGGCCAATGGGTGGCCCCAGATCCATCTCACCTGACGCCGATGTATGTCAACACTGCCCATATCGTAAGGATTGAGCGCGCGGCGAAGAGCGTGTCGATGATCGTGCAGTCAGATGGCAAAGAGGCGTTTGTGTCAGGAAGCACCTTTGATGTCGCGAAGGCATTGGGGAAAGCTGGCGCCTGATGGAGAAACGCCGCGGCCGCCCTACTCGCCTAGATGCCCGCCGAAAGAAGCTCGGCTTCAAGGCCTCCGAGGCAGAGAAGCTCCGCCTTATGGAAGTCGCGCGCCTGAACGGAAAGAACCTAACCGAGTTCATTCGTGAAGCCGTTGAATCAGCCGCAGCAGAGTCTTCAGAGATCCAAATCTTCAGGCAGTCGGTGTAAAGAATTACGTAATTCGGGCACTGAGACAGTGCCGTAATTCGCTAGACCAACGAACCAAACACATTCGTTCGTCTAGCGGTCGACTATTGCACCTAGTACAGTCGAGGCATGACTATACGAGAAGCCTCAGCGCAATCGACACCACAAATTGAGCCAGCCGCCCTCTCTGAAGGATCAGCGGCGGAATTCCTCAGCATCTCCCCTCGCCTGCTCCGTCAACTCATCGTCCGCGGGGACCTGAAGCCGATCAAGATCCCCGGGATCAGACGCATCGTGTTCGACGTCGCGGACCTCCGTGCATTGCTGTCGTCCTGGAAGAAGAGCGCATGACGGTCCTGCTTCGCCTCGCCGTCGCACTTGACGAGGACCACATCCACGCTGAGGCGCAGCGCCGCGGTGTGCCGGTCGATCAGGTGGCACACGAGCTCGGCGCCGAACTTGAGGGTCGGTGCGTTAAACGATTTCGGTGTCCCCGTAATTCCGACCGACCCTAATCTCATCTCATTGATTGGTCGCCCGGTCCTGCCGCTCAAATGAGCGGTCCATCCGGGTGACGACACAGTCTCCGCGGCTTCAAGCGAATGCCCGGGCCTGTTCCTTCCCAGCGACGCGTCTGCGCGTTGGGGTGAACCGGTGCCGGGCATTTGCCTTTTTCGGGCCTTGTCCAGGAGCGAACAGATGGACCTGAAACTACTGCGCCAGCGCGCGACCGACCTCAAGAACGAGATGGGGGCGATCAGCGACAAGGTCACGACCGAAAAGCGCCCGATGACGGACGACGAGCGGAAGACGTTCGACGGCCTGAAGGCGCAGGCGGCGCAGAATCGCGAACTCCTCGCCGAGGCCGAGGCCGCCAACGACGCCGAGCGCCGCATGGTGGCCGCCCCGAAGGATCCCGACGCGGCGGCCGCCGAGGCCGCGCGTCTCGCCGCAGGGCTGCCCAAGGTCATCCCCGGCAAGCACAACGCGGACGACGACCCCAAGCGCGGCTTCAAGGATCACCGCGATTTCTTGAAGTGCGTCATGGATGTGGGCCGCGGACGCAAGATGGATCACCGCTTGGCGCCGCTTCAGGCCACGCAGGGATCGGACGAGCAAGGCACCTACAGCGACCCGGCCGGCGGGTTCCTGGTGCCGCACGGCGTGGCCCCGGGCATCCTCTCGGTCGAGCCGGAGAACGATCCACTCGCCGGCTTGGTGACGCAGGTACCGATGCAGGCCCCGACGGTGTCCTTCAACGCCCGGGTCGACAAGAACCACGCGACATCAGTCAGCGGCGGATTCACCGTCACGCGGCGGCCGGAAACGGTCGACGGCACGGCGAGCCGGATGACGTTCGAGCAAGTGACCCTCACGGCGAATGAGGAATTCGGGTTGGCGTTCGCGAGCGAGCGGATCATCAACGATTCGCCGCAGTCCTTCGTGGCCATCATCCAGGCCGGCATGCGAACTGAATTCGTCGCGAACGCGATGAACGAGCGCATCAACGGGACGGGGACCGGCGAGCGCCAGGGCGCGCTCAATGCGGGCTGCAAGATCGCCGTGGCGAAGGAAACCGGACAGGCCGCGGCCACCATCGTCAAGGAAAACATCGACAAGATGGCCGCGCGCAGCTGGCGGTACAACAGCGCGATCTGGCTCGCCAATCAGAACACGCGGCCCCAACTCAAGAGCCTCGTGCAGGTGATCGGCGCCGGCGGCAACTCCGTGCCCTACTTCACGACCGACGGTGGCGAAAAGCTCGACGGCCGTCCGCTGTTCTTCACCGAATTCGCCAAGACCATCGGGACCGAGGGCGACCTCATGCTGCTCGTGCCCTCCGAGTATCTCGAAGGCACCTACGAAAGCGAGCAGTACGCGGAGTCGATCCACGTGCGCTTCGCGGCGGCCGAGCGCGGGTTTCGCTTCTACCGACGGAACGACGGGCAGTGGTGGTGGCGTTCTGCTCTGACGCCAAAGAACGGGTCCACTCTCTCGCCGGTCGTCACTCTCGCCGTTCGAGCGTAACAGGAGAAGGACAGAATCATGGCCTACACCGCGAACAAACTCATGACCTGTGCGCTCCGGCGCCTACTGGACTTCGATCCTGACAGCGGATCTGAGATCGTCGCGACGCTCAACCCGGCCGCGACCGAGAAGTGCCTGCCGTTTTCGGCCGGTGTCGCGCGCGTGCTCGTGGGCCTGATGCGCAGCGTCGGGACCGGGACGGTCTCAACCTTCCGGATCTTCGTGGCCGACAACGCCGCTGGCACGACCAACGCGGCGAACGTCGTCTCGCACGCGATCGGCTCAGCGCCCGATGCGGTCGGTGACACGGTCTGGCTCGAAGCCACCGCGGAGCAGTTGCGCGCGGCCTCGTCCACGGCCGCGTACTGGGGCGTCAAGATCACGCTGCAGACGAGCACCGACGAGTGCGTGTTGTCCGTGGAGCAGCATCAGCGCCACACGTACGACGGCTTGACGGCTGACTACATCAGCTAACTGCTGGCCACGTTCGACGAGGACTGACGATGTATACGAATGTCAATCGCGACGCCTTCACGACGATGGCGATCGGCTTCCACGCCGCGAAGGCCGCAGCCACGCTGCCTTCGAGCACGACACAGGACATCTTCGTCATCTCTGGTGGCCGCGTGCTGGTGCGCGTGCTCCTCGGGGAAGTGACGACACTGGTCGGCACTGGCACCACGCCGGATCTCCAGGTGCAGATGGATCCCACGGTTGGGGCGACCATCGACGTCGCGACCGACGTCCAGATCGGGGACGACGAAGTCGGCACCCTCTACTACGTCGAAGGTGATGGGACGGCGCTGATTCCGATCAGTTCTGGGTATGCGCAGGGCGCGGCCGGCCAGGGGTTCATCCTGCCATCGGGCACGCTGCAGATCGTGACGTCAGAGACCACGGCCGGCGCGACACGCTGGGACATCTGGTATCTACCACTTGATCTGGGCGCGCAAATCGTCTCGGCATAGGAGCAGAGCACATGGCAGACGCTATCCAAGGCGGGATTCGCAACGGGGTCGTCAACGCGCAGGCCACCGTCGCGCTGAACCAGGTGGCCGAGATCCTCGTGGCGGGCGGCTTGCCTCCCTACACTGAGGTCACGCGCCGCGGGATTGGCTGGGCCACGATGAGCACGGCGGCGGTCGCCGGGCTGGTGGTGCGTCCCACCGTGACGGCCGCTTTCGAGATTTTCAACGGCTACGCCGCGGGAGGCAAGAGCCTCATCGTCGATCGCCTCTTCTGGCACAACCTCGTATCGACCAACGTGATCGAGTCGTTCACTGGCTGGGCGGCGGTGACGGCGGCAAAGGCGGCGGTCACGAGTGGCTCGTTCGTGGTGCGCGGCGCCAACGGCAAGTCCTATGGCGGCCCCGTCATTGCCGCGGCTGGGACGACGGTGATCGATTCCGGATGGTTCCCTTGGGGCGGCGGCTTCACGAAGGGCGCGGGCGGCGTCGTACCACATGGGGCCATTTGCGCCGAGGTCAATGGCCGACTGATCGTGCCTCCGCAGTGTTCGCTCTGCCTGCATGTCGTCTCGTCGCTCGTGGGCCAGACGTTCACGCAGGGCGCCGCGTGGTACGAAGAACAGCTGACGCTGGAATGAAATCTTATAAGCGGACACCTGAGCATCGTGAGCGAATGAGCGCTGTCCAGAGGCAGCGCCTCAGTCATCGCGGTGCGCGGACGAGGCAGATCAAGACGTGCCCGTCGTGTAAGGAGCCGAAGCCGCTGACTGGTTTCTGCAAGGACCGCACTACCGCGAACGGGCATTGTCTCTATTGCCGCACTTGCATGAAGGTTCGTCAGCGCAGGTGGTGGATGAAGAAATACGGGACGACTCCAGAGCGTTACGACGCGCAACTCAATGCCCAGGGCGGAGTGTGCGCCATATGTCGCCGTGAGGATGAGGTCGGTAAAAGGCTTGCTGTAGACCATGACCACTCTGATGGGCGGATACGCGGGCTACTGTGCGGTCGATGTAACCAGGCCATCGGATTACTAAGGGACGATCCGGTGATTGCTGCTCGTACGGCGGAATACCTCAGCGAGAGTTCTGGCAACGTAGTCGATGAGGATGGCCTGATGGTCGCCATCGACACCCTGACGCTCGAATAGGACCCAGACACCGTGCCGCTCACGCTGGTCACCGCTCCCGACGGCGCCGCGGTGTTGGCGACGGACATCAAGACACAGTCTCGGGTCGAGATCGACGACGAGGACGAGTGGTTAGAAACATTCGTCGTCCCAGCGGTACACCAACGAGCCCAGGATGCGACGCGACGGCAGCTCCTCTCGGCCACAAGAGACCTCATCATGGACGGGTTTCCGTGCTGGAACGTCATCGAGATGCCGCGGCCGCCGCTATTGACGGTTGTGTTCATCAAATACGTGGACACCGCCGGCACTTTGCAGACATGGGCCGCGGATCAGTATCTCGTTCAGGCGGTGGAGGCTCCGATAGAGCCCCGATGTCGGAGAGGGAGGATCACGCCAGCCTACGGGGTCTCGTGGCCTTCGACGCGTCCGCAAATGGGCGCGGTGACGATCCGGTTCACCTGTGGCTACGGTGCTGAAGCCGAGGATGTCCCGATCTTGCTGCGGAAGGCCATGTTGATGGATGCGCGTGGGCTGGTGGAGAGAGGAGACGCCGAGCCCAAGGGGAGCGCAGGGCTGATCTACTGGAGATACCGCAGCTGGGCGAAGTATCCGATCCCTGGGATTGAGTGAGGAGCGTGCATGTCCGGAGTTGTTGATCACGCAGATGTCACGCTAAAGATCGACACGCTTCTGCTGTCGGCGCTCGATCTCAGCACCGCGCTCGATCCGCTCCTGGTGACGGAAAAGCTGTCGCTCTCGAACGGCACGGCGAGCGGGAACGCGTCTCAGGTGTGGCGCGATACGCGGACGCTGACGGCCAGCGCGACGGAAAACCTGGATTTCGCTGGTGGCCTCACGAATGCCTTCGGCGTCACCCTGACGTTCGTCCGGATCAAGTTCATCTACATCAAGGCGTCGTCTGCGAATACGAACGACGTCCAGGTCACGCGCGTGGCGACGACGGGGATCCCGTTGTTCATGGCGGATGGAGACGGGATCGCGCTCGGGCCTGGGGAGTGGTTCTGCTTCGGCAGCCCGACCACGGGCAAAGCCGTCACCGCGACCACGGACGACACGCTGACCCTCACGAACAGCGCCGGCGGCACGTCAGTCGACTATTCCATCGTCGTGGTGGGCACGGATTAGCCATGGTGCCAGCTGGAGAGCGCCGCGATCGGGTCAGCGTCCAGGTGCGGACGGAAGTCCCTGACGGCCACGACGGGTTCTTGGAAACCTGGGCCATCCGTCATCACCGGTGGTCGGCGCGAGCGCGTGCGCTGAGCGGCCGCGATCTTGAGCGGGCTCGGCAGGTCGACCCGCGCGTCACCTGGGAAATCGTGTTCGGCTGGTGGCGGGCGTTTCGCGCGGACCTCGATGGCGGCCGGGCGCGATTGCTGTATCACCCCACGTCGATCAGCGATGACGACCTCACGCTGGAGATCGTGACGCCACCGGTGGACGTCGAAGGCAAGCGTCACGATGTGCTCGTTCTCTGCCGCGAGGCCGCGTAGTGGCGTACCCAGTTACCGGCTCACCGGTCGAGACCTTCGTGGATGCCGTTCGGATCATTCTGCAGGCGGACGTCACACTGACCGGTCTCGTGACGGGCGTGTTCGGGCATCTCTCGGAAGCGGCCAGGACGGCCTATCCCTACCTCGTGCTCGGTCGCCAGGGGCGCACCAACGAGGCCGGGGCCATGCAGGTTGCCGGGAGCATGGTGACGCTGCAGATCGACGCCTGGTCTGACGCCAAGGGGCCGCACGCGACGCGCGTGATTCTCTCCCGCGTGGCGCAGCTGCTCGAGCGCGTGTCACTGACGGTGGCTCCGTTCACGTACGTCGAAGGGTCGCTGACCTGTGAGTTCGAGGAAGTGTTCGACGAGCCGGACGCGGACAAGCCGGAAAGCCTGCTGTACCACGGGGTGCAGCGGTGGACGGCGGAGATCCACGAGTCATGACCGATGACCAGTTCAAGGCGCAGCTGATCGCGGCCCTCACGAGGATCGCCTTGGCTGAAGAACGGATCGCCGTGGTCGCCGAGCTCCAGATGGAGCCGCCTCCGAAGGAACCGGCGCCGACCGAATGCCCGCATCCGGACGAGGCGCGGATTCCATTCGGGGTGACAGGTGGCGTGGAGGATTGGCAGTGCGGTGCCTGCGGATACCGCACGGTTGTTGAGGTGCCAGTGTGAGCGAGACCGACCCGGCCATCTTCGAAACGACGGCGCCGGCGCTGGGTCCTGGGGACGACGACCCACGCTCACCGATCAAGGGCGCGATCGAGACAACATCGGGCACGCAAGCGCCAGGCGACGGCGGTGATGACCGGTTCCACACGCTCACGCCCGCAGCGCCAGGGCCAGGGGATCCTCAGGCTGGGCCGCGCACCGTGACGCAGATTCCACGATTGAAGGAGTAGGACGTTGGCAAAGCACATCCTTTACGACGCGAGTTTGACCGTGAATGGCGTCGATCTCAGTGACCACGTCGAGTCGATCTCTCTGGTCGCCACGACCAATGGCCAGGCGGCAGCCGCGATGAGCGAGCTCAACGACTACGAGATGCCCGGCACGCTGAAATTGAGCGACGTCACCGCGACGTTCTATCAGGACTACGCCTCAGCCAAGGTCTACGCCACTCTCCAAGCCGCATGGGCTGCGCGGACGACCTTCAACATCGTGGCGAAGCCGACCTCGGCGGCGGCCTCTGCGACGAATCCCCAGTGGACGATTCCGGTGTTCGTCAAGACTCACCCGGTGATGTCGGCGACCCGCGGCGCGCGGCACATGACGCCGGTCGTGTTTGCGATCGCGGGCGCGCATTCCATTTCCGCCCCGTAAGGACGTATGGCACGCATCACCAAAGAAGGACTCAGGCAGCGCGCCGCGACCGCGCCCCCGCGCGAGACCGTCACGTGCGGAGAGGACGAGTATCTCCTGCAGGGGATGACCGGACGCCAGCGGGACCGGTGGGAGACCTCGCTCGTTGTGCGCAGAGGCAAGAGCCGAGAGGTGAACACCGAGAACGTGCGGGCGACCCTCCTGTGTCAGTGCCTCATCAACGACGACGGGACGCGGCTGCTGTCGGACGGTGACGCCGAGTGGCTCGGCGACCTTCGGGCTGATGACGCGGATCGCCTCTGCGACGTGGCGAAGCGGCTCTCCGGGATCGGCGAGAAGGACATCGAAGAACTGGGAAAGCCTTCAACCGAAGCGGGTGGGAGCGGTTCACCTTCGAGCTAGCGCTTCGGTTGCACGTCCCGCGCGACGAGATGATCGCGCGGATGAACTCCCTGGAATTGACGAAGTGGATGGCGCTGTTCACCGTCCACGAGCGAGAGCGGCAGCGAGAGAAGGACATCGCGGAATCGGGAGACGGCATCGTCTTCGATCCACGAGCGGACCAGGAAGCTGAGGACGAGGACGAGGACGATGGCGACCCCGAATAGCACGGCAGGACTAGCCGGTTACGTCAAGGGCCTCCGCGAAGCAAAAGCCGCGTTCCAGGCGCTCCCGCAGATCGTCCGAGACAACCTCGGACACGCCACAGAAACCACCGTGCGAGAGATCGCGCGCGGGGCGCAGGCACGTCTACAAGCGAGCCCGTCCATCGTCACCCGCAATCTCTACAACCACGTCGGTTGGTCCTACACGAAGACCAACGGACGCGGGCGTGTCGGGATTGGATCGGGATCCACCACGGTCTCGAACATCGCGGCGAAGCGCACCTTCAAAGTCAAGGGCGTCGTGATGAGCAGGGGCGGGCGCACTTTTGTAGACCGACCGTCTCGTCGCGCGCACTTCATCGAGTTCGGCACGAAGAATATGCCGGCCGAGCCCTTCATGATCCCGGCCGCGCAAGCAGAGAAGCAACCGTATCTCGATCGATGTCGAGTGTCCGGCAAGGGTATCGAGACGGACACGGCGGCGATTGGCATGAGGAACGCGTGACGATCGCCTCGCTGATTGTGGACGTGGCTGCGAACACGGCGAAACTGCAAACAGACGTGGAGCAGATCCACGGCAAGTTGGACAGCGTGGTTGGGGTGGCCGGGAAGGTCGCGTCCGCTCTTGGTGTCGCCTTCAGCATCCAAAGCGTAGTCTCGTTCGCGAACAAGATCATCGACTTTTCAGACCGAATGAAAGACCTGTCTCAACAGACAGGAATCGGCGTTGAGGCTCTACAGAAGTTTGACTACGTCGCGATTGGTGCCGGCACGACCGTCGATGTATTGGCAGAGGCATTCGCCAAACTGGCCGTGCGTTTGTCCACTGGGGATACCAGCGCGACAAAGGGCATGGAGATGCTCCACCTCAACACAAAGGATTGGCTGGCTCTTTCCCCAGAGCAGCGAATCTTTGCCGTGGCGGATGCGTCATCCACACTTGCCGATGAAAATCTCCGCAACGCCGCAAACTACGAGTTGTTCGGGAGGAAGTTCCTCGAACTGACGCCGTTGATGAACGACCAACTCCGCAAGCTCGCCGAGAACGCCAAATTCATCGACCAAGAGGAAGTCGATCTCATGGCGCAGTTCAACGACGATCTTGTCCAGGGCGAACGCGCACTCATGGTGTGGGCGGCGAAAGCGTTTGACGCTGCAAAGATGGCCTTCTTCATGAACGAGAACGTCGTCGAATTAGATCGAGAGACCAGGCGTCTCAATGAGTCGAGCGAGGCATTCATCCAGACGCAAGTCCTTCTGTTGGATCACTTCCAGAAGTGGGGTCTTCAAAGTAAGGCCGTGTCGATGGAACAGGTCGAACTCAAGATCCTCACGGAGAAACTCAACGACGAAGTCAAGGCGAGCATTAAGACCCATGAGGACGCCGAAAAGGCGGTTTTGAAGCATGCCGACGCACTGAAGAAATGGTCCTCTGACGTACAAGCCGCGATGGCCGACAACGCGCACGCCATGATCGATTGGAAGGCTCGATGGGAAGCTGTCGACGAGCAGATCGCCAGCGTCGCCATGACGGTGACAGAGTTCAACGCGACCCTTGATGGCATGACCGTCGTGACGATGCAGAACTTGGACAAGCAGACGTTCGCGTGGGCTGAATGGACGAATGCCGTTCACGACGACATGGCCGCGAACGAGCACAGCATGATGGCCAGCACGGAGCGGTCCACGACCGACATGCTGGAGGGTTGGCTGGGAACGTTCTCAAATATCTCAGACCTGTTCGGACAATTCGGAGACACGTTTGAGGACATTCTGGGTCCTCGTTTCGCCAGCGCGATGCAGCACTTCCAAGATGCCGCGCGGCACGGGCGAGGTGTAGTCCAGGGCGTACTCCGTGGACTCAGCGGTGATTTCACCGGATGGATCAGCGCGGTCATGAGTGGCATCGCTCTAGTGCGCTCAGCATGGCAGGGTCTCAAGGAACTGTTCGGAGGCGGAGAAGAAGGGGTCCTCGTCAACCCAGCCCGCGACAAGTTCATCGCGCAGTACGGCGGCTTGGACGAGATGAAGACCCTGATGAATCAGATTGGCATGGACGCTGATCTGACCGAGAGCCTCACGGTGGCCCTCTTGAAGTCCGACACGATGGCGAAGTTCGGCGCCGCGCAGGACGCGATCATCAACCTGATCGGCGGCGAGAAGTTCCACAGCGGCGGCATGGTGCCTGGCACCGGTGAAGTGCGGGCGACGCTGCTCGGTGGAGAACGTGTACTGAGTCGCGAGCAAGTCCGTGATGAGTCCTCACTTGGAACTGAGGTTCGTGGCCTTCGCGGGGATCTGGCGCGGATGCTGGATCAAATGCAACTCCAGATTTCGGCCTCCGTGCAGATCGCGCGCGGCCGAGGGAACTCGCACGCCTGAGCCATGGCCGCCGTCTACCCCACGTCCTTCACCATGCAGATGGGTCTCGGCGGAGGCTTCCGCCGAACCCTGATCGACGAGGCCTTCGTGGTGGGGGTGTGGCCGCTCTCCGAGTTGGGGTCCGATCGCGCGCGAGAGATCACCGGCAACAACAACCACGGCACGTACACCGGCTCTGGATTCACACGAGGCATCACGCTGGACATCGCCGAGGGTGGTCTTGGCTGCACCTTCGACGGCAACGGCTACATCGTCGTCGCGGATGACGGACTGACGTCGGGTCTGAATCTCAGTCTCGCGGCGGGTTCGATCGACATCGTCTTCTTGATGAAGACCTCGACGAACGACGCCACGAACCGCGCCATCGTGCAGAAGATGGTGACGGACGCCACCGGCAATGGCTACTCAGTCTCTCTCCAGAGTGGCGCGATCCGGTTCCGGGTCGAAGTTGCCGGAAGTGAACTGTTCAACTTCACGCGCGGGTCCGTCTCTGACAACGCCTGGCACTTGATCCATTGCTTCTACGATCCGGCCACCCAGGAAGCGCGGACTTTCATCGACGGCGTGCAGGCAGGCGCTACCGTCGCCACAGGCACCACGGAGCCTGCATACACGGCCGTCAACCTTCGGATCGGTGCATGGACGGACGGCTCAGGACCGTTCATCGGCACGCTGGCCTACGTCATGGTCGGACGCGAAGGCAACGTCACGCTGGCGGCCAGCCTGCAGGCGGCGCGGTCCTGGACGACGGTGAGCTCAGACGTACGAGACGTGCAGCCGATCCAATGGCGCTACGGCATCTCAGGCTCAGGGATCCTCGACAACGTCGCCCGCCCTGGCACACTCAGTTTCGCGCTGAACAACTCTACGTTGAGCAGCGGAGGCGTACTCGGCTACTACTCCCCAGGGCACGCCAACTGCCGTAGTGGCTTCGAGATCGGCGCACCGGTTCGATTCGCCATCACCTACGGCGGCGTCACGTACTACAAGTTCAGAGGCCGGATGATTTCCGCTCGTCCGCTCCCAGGTCAGTACCGCGAACGCTACACGCTGGTCACCTGTGCCGACTGGATGGACGTGGCCGCAAACGTGGTGGTGTCGGCTCTTGAGGCCCAGATCAGCCAGCGGTCAGATGCCGTGCTCAAGGTGGTCCTAGATCAAACCGACGGGCGCTCGCCGGCGACCGTTGACATCAGCGTCGGCAGCTCCACGTTCCCGTTTGCGCTCGACCTAGCCCAAGGGGAGGAAGAGTCCATCCTCACCGAGATCACGCGCGTGACTGGCAGTGAGCGCGCCTTTGCCTATATCAAGGGCGACACCACGCAGGGCGGAACGCTCCGGTGGGAAGGCCGAGGGGATCGCCAGATCGCCACGACGCTGGACGCCACCTTCTCCAACACGATGCACGGCCTCGAGGTGGACTACAGCCTCAACAGCCTCGTGAACATCGTGCGGGTGGTCGTCACTCCGAGACGGGTCGATGCCGCGGCCACGACGGTTCTCTACGAGCTGGAGGTCAGTAACCAGAGCGTGCAGATCGTCCCAGGGCAAACACTGGTGCTCGAGGGCGGGTATCGGGATCCATCCCAGGAAGCGCAGCGCGTCGGCGGGACCGCGATGGTCGAACCAGTCGCCGGCACGGACTACGCCTTCTGGTCGAGCAGTGATGGTACCGGCGCAAACCTGACGAGCTCGCTGTCCATCTACACAGACGGCGGTCGCTGGCTCGGAGGGAACTCGTTCAAGGTCGAAATCACAAATGCCGGATCCACGACCGGGTTTCTCCGCTTGTCCGCCGCGATCGCCTTCCAGCTTCGCGGCAAGGGGATCTACCACGACACGCCGGTCACCGTGCCGAGCCCGCCGAATACCGATAGCGTGCGGAAGTACGGACCTCGCACGGTGCAGATAGACATGCAGTACGAGAGCAGCACGATGGTGGCTGCAGACATCGCGAGTTTCTACCTGAACATCCTGGGCACGCAGCGGCCAATTCCAAAGTCGCTGTCTCTGCTGGCGAACAACAGCGACGCGCTGATGATTCAGGCGCTCGCGCGGGAACCCGGGGACAAGGTTGGCATCAGCGAGACCGTCACCGGGATCACGACGGACGATCCAGGCACCGACAACGACGTCGGCTACTTCATCAATGAGGTCAGCGGGACCTACGAGCCAGGCGGGATCGTGAAGACGTCCTTCACCTTGGCGCCGGCGGCGCCGACGGGTGTCTGGGTGTTCGACGAGTCCACCTTCGATGAGACCACGGTGTTTGGATTCTAATGGAACTCCTGGGACCAAGAGACGTGCTGCGAGGGCATCCGACGAGTGCGGACGACATGCGGAACCTCGTGATCGCACGGGCGCGCAAGGTTGGCCGGTCGGTCATCATCGACGCGCGGACGCTCCAGGCGTACGTCAATGCCGGCCGGTGGGTCGCTGACTGCCCGCACTGCAACAGCGGGATCGCGATTCACCCGGAGTGGACCTTCGCGTCTTGCCTAGGATGCCTGCGGACGTTCGCAGACATCGCGATCCCTGCTGAGTGGAAGGAGATCGAGGCGGTCCTGGTTGAGCGTCCGATGCAGCACCAGCATTGGCTGTGTTCCGCGCAGCGGACGAAATGGGTCGGGCGCGGACTTGTGGACATGCCGGCCGAAACCGTGGAGGAACTCGGCGCGGAGAACGCCGAGAAGCTCGATCGCGGCATCACGAAATTGATCGACGTGCTTGACGAGAAGGGGTTGATCTAGTGAGTTGGGTAGCTCCGACGACTGCGATCGCCGGCGCTATCGCCACGGCCTCGCTCTGGAACAGCGACGTCCGAGACAACGCGCTCGCGCTGCGAGCGACCCCGGCGAATCGGTGCGTGGCGTACCACGACAACACGCAGACCGTTGTGGCGGCGGCAACAGACGCGCTCAACCTGGCTGCCGAGGATGTCGACACGGCGACCATGCACGATCTGGTGACGAACAATCCGCGCGTGGTGATCCCGAGCGGCGGCGGCGGGTTCTATCTCGCCATCGGGCAGAGTTTCGTGGACCAAGCCAACAACGGGACCGTGGAGCTCCAGTTGCGTGTGACCGGGACGGCCATTCGGCGATCGTTTGCGGAGACGGCAGGCGCGAACTTCGAGGGGCGGACAATGTGCGTCTTCGGCATGTCGGTGATGACCGCGGCTGGGTATTTCGATTTGGCGGGCGCGGCGACGTCGAACAGTTTCATCTTCGGCTCAACGACGGCGTCTTTGGCGACGCGGTTGGAAGTGATCGGCCCGTTGCCGCCGACGTAAGGAAAGGACGACATGGGTGATTGGATCCTCCAAGTCGGCGCTGGCGGGCTGTTCGTGTTGGGCTGCCTGAAGTTGATTCTGGATTTCCTGGAGAAGAAGCGCACGAGCGATCTCGGCCTGGAAGGGAAGAAGGCGGGCGACCTGCCGCCGGAGTACTGGCAGGCCAAGCAGCGCGAGTCGATCACGGAGGTGTTGAAGACGCTCGTGTTGCCATTGTTTCAAAATCAGACGGAGATTCTCGGGGAACTCCGTAAGGTGGCGCAGGAGCAAGCGAACGCCACAATCAAAATTCAGTTCACGATGGACGAGATCCGAAAGATCGTGGACCGGACCATGAAGTAAGGCAGAGCGGCTGACGTGCCCTGTGGTGCAGAACACGCCAGCCTAGCAAGACGCGCAGAGGATAAGTCCACGCGCCCGCCTGGGATCTAGTAACCTGAACGGGCGCATCGTTTCAACCGCACGTGCAATATTTGCTGCAAGGATGCGCACCTGTGGGAACCGAAGGGGTCGTCGTGGATACGGAATTCCTCAAGTGGTTCGCCACGCTCGGGGTCGGCGGAGTCTTGGCGGCCTTCATGTTCTTCTTTTACCGGAAGGACGTGAAGCAGTACACCGACCTCTGGAAAGGCCAATCGGAGGTCTTGATCGTGGTGGTCAAGGACAACACCGCGTCCAATACCAAACTCGTCACGGTGATCGATGCGCTGCATCGGCGGATGGATCGCACGGGCGCTGACGACACCACGAGGCCGCGCTGATGAACCCCTTGGACTACGCCAAACTCCGCGATCAGCTCGTCCGCCACGAGGGGCTACGTCTCACCGTCTACGAGGACTCCCTGGGTATTCCGACGATCGGCGTTGGACGCAACCTGAGGGACCGCGGCATCACGGAAGGCGAAGCCTACACGCTGCTTGAGCACGACATCGAAATCTGTCTCGCGGAGTGCGCGAAATCCTTTCCGTGGTTTGGGGTGCTCGATCCCATGCGGCAGCGCGTGTGGGTCGATCTCTGCTTCAACCTGGGCATTACGAGGCTGCTGAAGTTCACCAGCACGATCGCGGCGATGGCGCGGAATGATTGTCAGTCGGCGGCGGCGCATCTCGAAGACTCGAAGTGGTTCACGCAAGTCGGGAGGCGTGGGCCGTGGTTGTGTCAGGCGTTGAGGACCGGCGCGGAACCGCCGGATCATTAAATGTGGAAGAAGCTCGGACGCATTGTCGCCGCGCCGGTCGTCCTGCCGGCGAAGGCGATTCACAAGGGAATGGAGAAGGCGATGGGATCCATGGTGTTAGGCGTGGTGCGACACATCCTGACCACGATCGGCGGGGTGCTCGTGACCAACGGCACGATTGCGGACTCTGACCTACAAGCCGCGATTGGCGGGCTGATGACCGTCATCGGCGTCGTGTGGTCCGTCGTGGAGAAGCAGCAGGCCAAGCGGGCGGCCGAGGCGAAGGCGGGGGCGTAGGCCATGGCCGTCATCGACGACGCTGCTGAGGTCATCCGCATCAAGCGCCCATGGGGTGAGATCGTCATCACGAATAACGAGGTCGGGATCCGCAGCGATGTGGATGACCCGCCCGGCTTGCGGCTGGAGTCGCGCTCGCGCTCGCTGGGGAAGTTCAGCGGCTCGCACATCAGGGCCGATGGTTCCTCGGACGAGCACGTGCTGGTGCAGTTCAAGCGCGACGAACGCACGCGAGCGCGCGACGATCTGAACTACGGCGAGATGACCGTCCACATCAAAGGGCCGCAGCGGTCGCCAGACGACGACGGGATGCGCCTGGTTGGGCTGTTCCTGCACGACTACATTTGGCTACTCGGCGTCAATGGCGAGGCCCCTGCGCCGCCTGCGTTGGTGCTGCCGCCGCCGACAGAGCCGCCAGTGGACCCGCCGACCGACCCGGATGTGATTGCCCACCGGAGAGACTACCTCGCGTCGATCGCGGAGGAATTCGCGCCGATGGAGATCGATCCTGGTCAGGCCGAATCACACATGCAGGGGCGCAGCACCGAGCGAGAAGTCCACGCCACGATGATCGAGCGCGCAGGCGTCGATCCGTGCGGGGGAACGAGGTTTCAGGGGCCGGAAGTGGATGTCAACGGCGTGGCGACGAATCGAGACTGATGTCGATCACGTGCTCGCGGTGGAAGGCGTTCATTATCTCGGCTGTGATGAGTTCGCCAGAGACCCATGTCCGGGCGTGCCAAGGGCAGGCTGATGGGCATCGGGGATGGAGTGCTCATGAGCCGAAACGCTGCATCGAGGTCTTGCGTAACAGGCGACACCGTCGGCACTGGCAACAGTTTCAGCAGCGGTGCAGCAGCGACGGTGGTAAGAAACTGACGGCGGTTCATGGGCTACGCCTCTGAAGGAACGGCGTTCGGAAGGCTCGCGCGCTGGTCGTTTTCGACGCGACGGCGCACCCCTGGTTCGGTGAGTCGGTATTCGCTTTCAGGACGTCCGCCACGGTTCGCGAGACGCTCCGGAGAGATGTCGCGTTGACGACGCTCGGCGTATTCGCCTTCCTCAAGCGAGCGCAGCGCGGCGTGCACATGGGCGAGAGTGCCGTACCAGAATGACGTAGCCGCGCCTGGACTCAGGCGAAGCGCGATCTCTTGCGGTGAGCGCCACTCGCTGTGCGACAACTGATCGAGGACTCGAAGATGATCGTAGTTCACTGGGTTCGACTCAAGACGATGAGGCGCCCCTGGAAGCGAACGACACGAGGGCGGCCTATCTCAAGGTAACGGACGCCGACGACTTCGAGTTTGACTGGAGAAACAGCATCTTGGACCCTCGCAGAAAACTCCCGATAGATCGGGATGTCGACGTGGGCACCTCTGACGGCCATCATCGTATACGGTTCGTCGCCCAGCAATACGGCGAGTGTGTTCTGAAGTCCACACGAGCACGTGCGTTCAAAGAATGATTCACAGTCAGCGTGATGCGTCAGCCAGTCCGACAACATCAAGGATGTCGCGCGCTGAATCTGCTGTTCTTCAAGAACTATGGGCATCTGAGCGAATCCTAGCACGGACGAGTTGGCCGGTGCGGGTGGGAACGCTTCGCTGGGAAAGCGCGATCACCTTGGTTGCGTAGAGGAGCGTGTCGTCCTGCCGGCCAAGGCGATTCACAGAAAGGTGCAGACAACGATGGGATCCATGGTACTTGGCATCGTGCGGCACATCCTGACCACCGTCGGTGGGGTGCTCGTGACCAACGGCACGCTCTCGGACTCTGACCTACAGGCCGCGATTGGTGGGCTGATGACGGTGATCGGCGTCGTGTGGAGCGTGGTCGAGAAGCAGCAGGCGAAACGGGCGGCCGAGGCGAAGGCGGGCTAATGGCGAGATTTCAAAAACCGGAGGCTGGCGAATGGGGATGAAGTTGTCAGGCTGGCCGGGCTTGATTCCGGCTCGACTGCATGGCCAAGACCGAGCAGTCACTGCGCCACTTCCGGGCGGGTTCTTGGCCACGCCCAGCATCCGGGGTTGCACCGAGGCGCGTGTCCATCCACGCCGCAGCCTGACGAGAAGGAGTCTAGCACATGACGGTCAAGCTGCACCGAGGCGAGACGTTCATCGTGGCCACGCTCGAGTTGGGTGACGTGGTGCCACCGCCGATCATCATCTGGCAGCGGAAGGTGTTCCGGCAGACCTCGCACAGTGACGACGGCTGGCGGTATCACGAGGTCGATGCGTACTGGTGCCCCCATCAGTGAGCACGCCGACACAGGTGGATCGCGTCATCGCCTACTGTGTGCTCGCGTTGGCGCTGGGGATGGCGATCTACTGGGCGCTGTCAGGAGCCTATAGCGCGTGGTAAAAGTTGTCAGGCTGGCCGTGGTGGAATTGCACCGCCATATCGGGATCGCCGGGGGCGCCCTCCGGCTATAACCGCGTCCTAGCTATTAGACGAACGACGTGCGCGAAGGCCTCCGCGCAATTCGCAGCCTGACGAGTGGAGTGTAGCACGGCAAGTCTGATTGATTCGTACGGTCCGTGCTGGGAAACCGCATTTCTGCGGGGCGCGGCCGTGCGAGTCGGTCAGTGTAGAAGAACGATTTAGGCGCTAGTGGGCGGCTCGACCCACTCTTTGCACCAACCGAGAATCAACGTCCGCAGCGAGACGCCTTCCCGCTTCGCCTTGGCCTTCACGCGAATCCACAGCGCTGGGGGGATCTTGTCGAGCATGAAGTAGACCCGCTTCTCGCGGGTCGTCGGGAACTCGTCTGAGTAGCCGCGCTTTTTTGTCATGCTGAAGCGTACCGCGGCACGCTTCAGCTTGTTGTCACGGCGCAGGCCCGCACTGTCATGCGCGTCCAGCACTGGGCCGCGTGCGCCATCCGTCCATTCCACAGCCGCCGCGCGGAGGGCCACGGCTTCCTTTGATGAATCGCTCATGAGACGAGCAACCTTTGGCACTCGTCGCAGTCGCACGGAACAGCGCGGCGCGCCGTCGCGAGCGCATCAGCCTTCCGGTCCTCGACGGCCGCGTGCGTGTTGTCGTTCGGGATAATCCAGCCTGGGTTAAGAACCACCCACCAGCCGTCAACGTCATGCTCGACGCTTGCGATCTTGGGTAGTCGCTTCCGCGCGTCGGCGCGGCGGTCACATGCGGCTACGTTCCGGCATCGCTCCCCGGCATTGCCGTACGCCTTCGGATCAATCATCAGTCCGCATCGCTTGCACGGAACGCGGCTCACGGTTGCGCCGCCTCGGCCGCCGGCTGAGCAGCCCACTCTCGTTCAAACTGGTCCTGGGATACTTCGAGGTCGTCGATGAAGTAGTGAGCGATGCCGCGCACCATCCGTCGCTGTGTGTCTGGCTCGTCGCCGAGGATTCCTCCCAGCGTCGCGTCGACGGCCTCGTGTCTCACCGAGAACCGTTTCGCATACGCCACGCTCTGTTGGCGCAGCCATTCGGCGTCGGTGCTGGGCACAGTCAGGTGCTTCACGGTGATGTCGTCTGGCAGGATCGCGTCGTCGTTCATTGGTGCTGATTCTACTCCCTGGTCGTGAAGCCTGATTGATTCGTACGGTCGTGCTGGGAAACCGAAATACTTCGGGGCGCGGCCGTGCGAGTCGGTCAGTGTCGTCGAGTCATCTACTTACGGCTGCGGAAGGTGCGTGCCCACTGGCTCTCGCGGACTGCCGGGATGTGGATCGGCCACGCCGCACAGTCGGGACACCCGTAATGATGCAACTGATCGACGTGCGTGTCGTAGCAGGCTTGGATCGCGACCTGCTGACAGGCGAGACAGTATTGCCCCGTGTCCGCACAGGTCGAGCATTGGGTGGTGCCATAAGTGGACGGCCCACGCCTCAACTCACTGATCACCAAGCCGATCATGATGAGGCCAATCGGGCCACCAATCACCCAAGCAATCTGCGTGGTCGTATCCATCATTTACTCCTGGGTCACGGGCCGGAGCGGGTGCGCATCGGCTTACGGCTCGCACTGTTCTTTACTGACGCTCACTGGAGTTGCGGTCTGCACAATTTATGTCTCAGCGCTTCTTCGCCGCGTCACGACAGAACTGACACCACGGAACCGGTGTCGGATGCGTGCGGCACGGCTTGTTCGGTCCAGTCATCTCACGCCACCATCCATTCCGCGGCTTGTAGTCGTAGCCGCCGCTCGATTCGTCGATAGCATCGCTGGCGGCTTGCATGTCGTCGATGATCGGCTTGAGCCGTTGGAGGGTTCCGGGCTCAGTCACAAGGTCTCCGCTTTAGCGAGGAGGGCACGCACGATATGTCGACGGCGCTCGCGTTCGGTGGAGTCGTTGTCGAACGGCTCCAGTGCCATCTTCAACGCCGCGATCAACTCGGCATTGATCGTTTCCAGCTCGAGCACGCGACGGTGCGCGAGGTCACGTTCACGCCCGCGCCGTTGCATCTCGTCGTACATCGCATCGGGATCGTCCTCCAACGCGCGCACCGTCTCGTTGTCGGTCATAGCGTCTCCGCTTTGGCGAGGAGGGCGCGATACTCAGGGCCATCGAAAATGCCGTACATCCGACTCATGGCGTCATGGTCGGTCAAGCCGTCAGGCGGCGCGTGCTCCACCAAAACCGCCACAGCAGCGCGTACCAGCGCGATCAACTCCCCGTTGAACTCGGAGAGAGCGGCGAGGCGGGTAGTGTCACGGCTCTCCGTTTGCGCCTCAATCGCCGCCTTCCAGAGCGCCACGCACCAGCGACACCCGACCACATACGACTCGTGGCCGCGATGGCACGTCTTGCCGGTCATATCAATAGGCTGCCATCTCGTCTCGTCCGCCACTGCGGTTTCCGCGTCGGGCAGCGTTGGGACCGCATTCGCGTCCTGAGCCTCGCCGGCCGCTGGCGACAAAGCCACGTCGGACAACTTGCCCTCTGCGAGCAACTGATACGAGCGGGCCATCTCGGCACCAGATAACGGGCTCGTGTCGATCACAATCGCTGCGATCAAGCGCTGTATCTCGCCTGGAAACGGCTGATGCCCGTGCGCGCGTAGCCAATCGCACATCCCGAACATCGCTATGCCGATCTGGCGCCTCTCTTCCACCAAGCGTTCGGCGTGACGCTTCCACGCAATCCACGACTTCGGGTTGTCGGTGACGTTATCCGCGTCGGAGGACGCTGGGGGTGAAAACTGGTTGACAAATTCGCAAGTGCCACACGTCACGGTTTCCGCATGCGCCGTCGGCGCCGGGTACACGCTCAGGCAACAAGGACAAGCCTCGCCGTTTGCCACCATAATCTCTCGTTCGCTCATATGGCTCATGGTCGCACCCCAGTGAGATGTTCGATCCGGTCACGTAGTGCCCTGCGGCGGGTGTCGACCACCCGCAGTTCCGCACGGAGCCGATCGAGTTCCTCGTCGCATAGCTCGTCCGCCACCGCCGCACACGTAGGACAGTCCTCGTCGTGAGTAGAGACGCCGTGTTCGCAAATGGGGTCGGGCTCCGAACACCGGTCGCAGTAGCACGTATTCATGACTGCCTCCCTTTGGGCCTGCCGCCCTTGCGGCCGGCGGCGACTTTGGCGGGCGATGTCCGTAGACGATCTAGGGCTGCTTTCGCCGCGCGTTCATAGGGCGGGAGGAGCGTCAGCCACAGGTCGCCTTGGCGGCGTTGGAGGACGTCATCCTCATCGCCCATTGCGAGCCGGTATAGGCGTGGGCGACCGCCCGTGCGGCCGTTCTGGGCGCTGCTGATGGCTTTCTTGGCGCTTGTGCGGCGCCCGAGGGTGACGGCGGCAGGGTGCTTACTCATGGGCCGCCGCGTCTGTGAGGATGCGCGCGATCCTGACGGCGGCGCGGCATCGGACACCCATTGCGGCGGCGCCACTGGAGAGCCAGTAGAGCACCGCGTCGCAGTCGCGGACGGTCGCGCCGTCGCCAGCACTGCCAGCCTCGACGCGGAGGGCGTCGACTGTCGCGGTGGCCAAGTCTGAGGGGCGGTAGGCGGCGGTCTGTGTCATGGTCATTTCGTCTCTCCCTAGCTTGCCGGTGCCGTACGTGTTGTCCACGGCTTTCTGCTCGCGGTGCTTACTTGCCATCGATCGGCCATTCCGCTGCCGCGGCATGATAGAGCGCGGCGTGAAGGCGCCCAGTGCGATGGCGCCGAGACAGCGGAATCGTCACGGTCGCGAGCGTGGCCGTGCGCTCACCATCGATCCCCTCCACGATGTCGCCGACGACGTCTTGGTCCGGTGCCAAGAGTGAGCAGATGGGGTGTCCGTCGCGGTCGTAGGCCGTCAGTACGTGCTCGTCGGAGCCCGTATGGACGATGTCAATGTCGATTTGCTCCGTGGTCATTGTCATGGTCATTTCGTCTCTCCCTATCTGATGAGACGATAATACCAAGCGATAGGTTCCATGTCAAGTGGGAAATCTCAGCACTTCCCACGGATCGTCCTACGGCAGTCACCAGACGCTAGGGATACCCAATACTCGTAAGTTGTTGGTGCGAAAGGCGGGAGTCGGACCCGCACGACCTCACGGCCACCAGATCCTAAGTCCTGTAACCACTTACCAAACCTGATTAATCATTATTGACAAGCACTCATGTAATGTGGATACTCATCACACATGAGTGCTTGGAAGACGAACCGCCTTCGGGTGCTGAGGGCCGAGCGTCGGATCTCGCAGATGACGTTGGCGCAGGAGGTTGGCGTCTCTCAGGCCACGTTCTCGACGTGGGAGACGGCGTACTTTGAACCTGACGACGACATGAAGCGCAAGATCGCCCGCGCGCTTGATGTCACCGTGGCCGATCTCGTTCCGCAGGCCGATGGGGCGGTGGCACCGTGAAGTCATCGTCCACTGATCGTCAGTTGAACCTCCCGCCGAGTCTGCTACCGAATGTTTCGCAGACTGCCGACGTGCGAAATAAGGTTTCGCAGACCGCCGAGTTGCGAAACTTTGTTTCGTCGGACGGCGACGTCACGGCGGATCAGGCGGACATTCTCAGCGCGCAGTTGTTCGACGGCGCGCTGACGCTCGCGGGAATCTCCTCGAAGGAAGTCGGCATCCTGCTCGGCGTCGGTGCGCCGCTGGTGTCGAAGTGGCGCTCACCGGAATACCGAGAGCAACCGTCGTTCGCGCAGATGTTGCGGTTGCCGATCGGTTTTCATATCGCTCTCCATCGAACGATGAACGCGCGGTTCGGCTTCGGCCGTGCCGCGATCCGTCGGCTGCTCGACGCGGTCGGTGACCTGATGGCGGTGAGCGAGTGAGGCTGATGCGCGACTACGGGATCGCCCTCGCGCAAGCAGCCGCGATCGTGGCGCTCGCATCGTTCGTCGTCCTCGGCGTCGTGGTGCTGATCGCTCAGGCGCGTCTTTCGCTTTCTCGCTGGAGGCGCAAGTGAGTCTTCAGCCGCTCCGCACGATCGACTACGCCATGGCCGTCCTCGGGGTGTCGCGCTCCACGGTGGACAAGTTGATCAAGGCGAAGCAGCTCGCGGCGGTCGATGTGAGTTCGCGCGGCGAGCGGGATCCACGGAGCAAGGGGATTCGGACACGGGCGGAGTGGCGCTTTACCGATGCCGATCTCGAGGCGCTCATCGCGAAGCGCCGGCAAGCGCCGCTCGAGGCTTGCGAGCCCGCGCAGGCGCTGGCGTTGGTGCCTCGCAGTCGACGTGGCCCAGCGTTGCAACTTGAAGGCGCGGACATGTTCGCAGGAGGCCGGTGATGTTCTGGATCATCGTGACGGCGGGACTCATCATCGTCGGGTTCGCGGCCGTGCTCGGTGCGCTGGCGATCTACGGCGGGTCGCGGTTGAGTCGTCACGAGCGTGAGGACGAACAGCCGATGCCGTCAGAGCGTGGAGTCTGGTGATGGACAAGCCCATCGCCGAACGGCTCGTGAACTACTTCGATCGCGCCTACGACATCGCGACAGGCACGACACGCCGTCAGCGGGTGGACGCGGCTGAGAAGCACGCGGCCGAGACGTGGGAGCGCAACCGTAAGCGGCACGTCGGCGCACGGCAGATCGCGCGAGCCCGTCGGCAGATCGCGTCCGGCTTCCTGCGGGAAGAGAACGGGTTGGTAGTGGAGGCGACATGGCGTTGATCAAGATTCTGCAACGGTGGGACGGCTCGACCTTGTTCGAGGTTGAAGCCGTGGATATTCGGGACGCGGTTGAGCAGGCCGTGAAGGCTGGGGCGGACCTCAGATGGGCGGACCTCACATCGGCGAAACTCAGATCGGCGGACCTCAGATCGGCGGACCTCAGATCGGCGGACCTCAGATCGGCGGACCTCAGATCGGCGGACCTCAGATCGGCGGACCTCAGATCGGC